AATGTCATACAATTTGAGTTTGGATTCGGGATGGACTCCATTGGTACTCGTTAAAGAACCATAGAAGCCCAATCTCTTTAGAGGTTGGGAGCATTCACTCTCGGCACAGATAACATAAGATTTTGACGGACAATACTTACCACGTACCAACTATCTGTGCCAACTAATAGTTCAATGGTATAGAGTATTGTTCGTCATTCTAATAAAGGCACAGATAGTATGATTATAGATAGTGAGATGTGGAAAAATGAAAATGGAAGTTGGTGTAGGAAATGCGGATTCTGCCATAAAATCATAATTCATTCTTCCTTACAAGTTTGTAGTTCAGCATATAAAAAACATCGTTTGTGTAGAAAATGTTCCAAAGCAGGGAAGCATTTCGAACCCAATCAAAAGTTAATTGACGATGAGATTATTTGGAAGGATTTTCTATCTTCTAAATGGTGTAGAAAATGCCCTAATTGTTCAACGATCATTGGTCATACAACAATAAAAATTTGTATTCGTGGGGTTAGGCAAAATCTGGATTGTTTTAGTTGTCGGGAGACAGGAAATAAAAATCATAGGTTTGGTACTACGGCTAGTTCGGAAACACGCAGGCGGCTATCTCTTTCTCGTACAGGAACTAAACATTATTTTTTCGGAAAACATCATTCGTTAGATACTAAGAAAAAATTATCTTTAGCAGCCAAAAGAAGAACGCCACAGGAAATAGAAAAACGTATAATTAGTATGAACAAGAATAGATTCATACGAAAACCATATACTTTTCCCGACGGAAAACCAACTATATTTTTACAAGGTTATGAGGCATGGACAATTGACTATCTCTTATCAAGTTCCTTATCATCACAAGATATTAAGACCGAGCACGCCGATAAGCCGAAAATTAAATACGAATTATCGGGTTCACCAAAAACTTATTACCCAGACTGTTTTCTGCCATCATCAAATACAATAGTAGAAACAAAATCTCCGTGGACATGGAATCAAAATTTGGCAATGAATAAGGCTAAAATAAGTAGTTCCATTGATTGTGGGTTTAATGTTAGAGTAATCATATGGAATCGAGATCATAAGTTAGTAGAAGATATCACATACCTAAAAACAGTACCTTGACTTTTTATGAGTGAGTGATATAATATGAGCATGATTATAGATTATCCGATTTTGAGTTCTATTTTAGATTCAGATTTGTACAAATTTACGCAAGGCCAATTGGTATTTCACGACTTTCCCCATGCAATTGCCAAATATGAATTTATCAATCGTGGGAAAATAGAGTTCCCCCCAGAATTCGTGTCTGAACTAAGAAATCAAATTGATCTAATGAGACACATGATGCTAACAAAGGATGAAATTCGATGGCTTAATACAATTCCCTTTATTCGTTCGACGTATGCCGAATGGTTAAGTGGATATAGATTTAACTCCGACGAAGTTCGCATTACTCAGGAGAACGGCAATTTGAAAGTAATAATTACAGGGCCGTGGTATCGCACGATTTTATTTGAGGTTCCGGTCATGTCTATAATTTCCGAATTATATTTTCTATTAACAAATCAGAATAAATCAGATGATTGGAAACAGCGTATAGAAAATACAGGATTACATCTGAGTAATAATGGATGTTATTGGATGGACTTTGGAACAAGAAGAAGATACTCTTTGGAAACACATGATGCAGTAGTAAAAATAATGCGAGAGATGCATGGGTTTCTTGGAACAAGCAACCCCTACTTAGCATATAAATACAATGTGAATCCTCAAGGAACTCTGGCACATGAATACATCATGGGACTTTCTGCTTTTTACGGAGTTCGCATGGCTAATATTAAAGCAATGCATCATTGGACCTCTCATTTCGAAGGAAATCTTGGAATTATGTTATCGGATACGTTTTCGACGAACGTGTTTTTAAAAGATTTTGATATGTATTATGCCAAACTATTCGACGGTGTTCGCCAAGATAGCGGAGACCCCATAGAATGGGGCAATAAGATGTTGGCACACTATAAGAAATTGAACATTTCGACAAGTAATAAACGCTTTGTATTCTCAGATAACCTTAATGACGAAAAATATATCCGAATTCATAACACATTCAAATCTGTATGCCAGCCAATTGGAGGGATAGGTACATTTCTAACGAATAATGTAAATGTAAAGCCTCTTAATATGGTCGTCAAGATGAAGTGCATAAAGCAAAATCCAGATGTGGAATGGGTAGATGTGGTAAAATTAAGTGATGACCCAGGAAAACATACTGGAAATGCTGATGCTATTAGGCGTGTAACCGAGGAACTGGGAATATAATTTGTAACTGTTTATGTAAACTTAAATTGTTTACATAGTTGACAAATTGAAGTGGTTAATGTAGGATAGTTTCTAATGGAAATTACAATGGGGATTTGCGGTACCGCCGGACGGCGTGAAGATGCAAAACGTCTTACTCGAAAGCATTTTGAGGCGATGTGTATTCTAGCATCGGGTTTACTTGAACAGATAAATACTATAGGATACCCAATATCTTGTTTGATAAGTGGTGGATCGGCTTGGGCCGATTTCGTGGCGGTAAAACTGTTCCTCGACAAAAAAGTCCCCGCGTTAAGATTATGTCTACCTGCTGAGTGGCAAGATGGAAAATTTTATGATAATGGACAGACAGAACACAATGATGGAGGAGTTTGTAATTATTATCATCTTCAATTCCAACGAAATACTGGAATTAATTCATTAAGTAAAATGCAGATTGCATACTTGGAAGGTGCCGAATTTATTCCAGTATCTAAAGGTTTTTATGCCAGAAATGCTCTCGTGGCCAAGTCTGATTTTCTTCTTGCTTGCACCTTTGGAGAAGGAAAGATGGTAAAACGATGGGGTGGCACGGAAGACACTGTACGAAAATATCTAAGAAGAGTTCGTAAAGAAGGAGTTTTTGATAAAAGTTTTCATTATGATCTTAATTCTGGACAGATTTTTGAAGGTTGTAATGTGGCTCCCGAAGAAAAAAAAAGATATTGATAGTGAAATACCTAAAAAACTACGGTCTTATTCTCTTTAGCCAAATAATGCCCAAGGCTCTTCATGCGGCGTTCGACTTGTTCGAGCAAATACTCTGCTCGTTCCTTGTCTGCTTCGTAATCATCTTCGCCCCATCCATAACTTTTGGTGTAGACCGAGATCATAGTAGCATAATCAAAATTAACGAATTCCTTGAGCGGCTTATGCAAGGCTTCAAGAGTTTTCATATTTTCTATCGTTGCGGAAACCCCTATCCCTTCAGGGTCCCTACGCCTTTAGGCTAGGGGTTGTTGACACTGCGAACTTTATTTAGATCGATCATGGTCTTCCATTTCTTTTTTCCACAGACATAAGGACACCACAAGAAGTGGGATGAGGACAAAAATGATAAATAACCATTCGCCTATCCACTTCAAGAATTTCTTCATGGTTCCAATATACTCGAAACTATCCCATCTGTCAAATGGATTTCGCAAAATTCAGTTTGACAATGGTAAGGAGTATGTTATATTGTAGATATATGCGCTGGACTGTAATATGTAATATTTGTGGAAAGAAAAGTATTTTCGCCGATGCGAAAGACATAACTCAGTCGCATTGGACTATTCTTACGTGGTTAGTCCCAAGTGGTGAACCTCGGTGCATCTGTCCCAATTGTGATTACGGTAAACCAACCCCAAAACAAAAAGGCAAGAAATCATGAAACTTTTTAATCTGATGTATGGCAGGGCTAAAGACAGAATGCATTGTATAATGACTGATAAACTCTCCAAATGTGAGAACTATCGGGATGCCCGACTTCCTTCTGTAAAGGGATGGCACTCTATTGTTCCTGCCGAGGATGGTGCCGAGATATGGCGTAAGAAGTCTGCTACCGTTGGCGGTAACCGCTGTGAAATGGTTCAACGAGTAGGGCATGGTCCTGCTGGTTACATTAATAAACGCGGATTTAATCCACATACATAAAATATGAAAACACCACTGAAAGAAATTAGATATGAAACGCCAATTGCGGATATTGATTTTACAAAACCATCCCTGTTCTTGGCGGGGCCGACAGTCAGAGGAAATCAACCACATTTAACTTCTTGGCGATTTGAGGCAATTAGACTATTCGCCAGCAAAGGGTTTGAAGGCAATCTTATTATTCCCGAATTCACCGATAAAACTGAATCGGATAAGTATCGTTACGATATTCCTATATGGGAATACACTTGTTTGCGTATGTCTCATGTCATTATGTTCTGGATTCCAAGAACCCGAGAATTAATTGGACTTACAACGAACCATGAATTAGGATATTGGATGGCTCGTGACCGAAGCAAGGTGATCTATGGCCGACCTGATAATGCTTATAGAATTACGTATTTAGACATCATGTGGGTAGAGGATTCCAAGCGAAAAGGATTACGCATGGATAATGATAAATGGTGCCCGATTTATAATACGCTGGATGATACGGTAAATGCAACATTGAAGAAACTGGCGCAAGAAATATGAACGAAGATTTCGAAAACAGTGAAAAACCCCCGAGATTTTAGCCTCGGGGGGTATTAATTTGAATGTTATTCGTCCCAGATTTCGGATTGTGGGTATCCCCAGTTAAAATTAACATGATGACTTAAATCAGCGGGAATGTCCAGAAAATTATTTTTTGATTGTGTTGTGAGACTTGATTATCGTCTCTTATTCAATCATATTACCAATATATATTATGACACAGAAGAAGTCAACTAATTATATTTGTGGGTCGCATTCATCTCCTTGGCTGAAGACCAAGGAGTTTTCTGCGACGACCAAAATAAATATCACGCCAAGCGAAAAAAGTTACTTTTTTATTTGACTTTTTCCCGAATGGTGGTAATATTATGCTTCACAAATAGCATGATGACTCGCTCTAAAAGCCGAGAGATTAAAAGTTGGGCAACTCAAGTTGTCCATATTAAAGACCCTCCCATTAATTCTGCTGCTCACCTGTGTCTCTTAGCTAGAAAATATTTTGCTGCCGATAAGAGTATTTACACAGAAACCCGTATGCATTTTCTCCGTAATAAATGGATGAAAATACAAATGAAAGAACATATGGACGAGAAGAATGGGCTTACCTGTGCCCAATGCAAACGCCAAGGACTTCAACCTTGGACAACGGATGGCAATATGCAAGCGGTGATGGATCATAAAATTGAAATTGCTGCCGGAGGAGCGTGGAGAGACCCAACCAATTTCCAAGTACTTTGTCACTGCTGTAACAACCAGAAAAATGATCGGTTTCAAAAATTCCAACTTTCCATTTGACATTTTATATGTCTGTGCTATGTTGATGGTATGAAAATAAATTTCGCAGATTACGACTTTACCGATTTCGTACTCAAAGAAGGAGTCTTCGGCGGTATGGCGTCCAAATTAATAACCCCAATCCACATCGGAACTAAGTTTACACAAAAGAATAAGATATTTCGCTCAAGTATATGGGTGGCAGATACGGGAGAACTTTTGAGTGGAGGATTTTTCAAATTTGTAAATTTCGGAGAAAACCCCGAAAATTTTCCAATTCCATTATCTATTGATAATTGTTCTTTTGTCGAAAAAATTGATGGTTCACTTGTTTGCCTCGATTATGTCAATGGACAATTATGCATGAGAACACGAGGAACGTTTTCTTACTCCACCATTGATAACGCCTCCGATTTTGAATATTGCTTATTTAAATCTCCCAAGATTAAAGAATGGTTAACTGTAAATTCTCATTGTACCCTACTTGCAGAAATAACTACTCCAAATTTAAAAATAGTAATTGATTATGGTTCTGAACCTCAATTTTGGCTTGTCGGTGTTGTAAATAAAAATGACTATTCCTTAATGCATCAACCTGACTTGGATAGATTAGGAAAAGACCTTGGGATAAAACGACCAGAATCATTTTCGTTTAATTCCACCGAAGAATTGTTGGACGAGATATCAAAATGGACAACGAAAGAAGGTATTTGTCTTTATTCTAATAATTCTCGCGAAATTCATAAAATAAAAGCAAATACTTATTTGCGACTTCATAGATTCAAAGAGAATGCCACGCTTGAAAATACATTGGAGTTATTTTTCGAATATGGGAAACCATCTTACCAAGAGTTTGAGAAACAACTACAATCGCAGTTTGACTATGAATGTTGGAATATGGTGAGAGGATTTGCGAGTAATATATGTGATGCCGCCAAACAAGTCCGACAGATTGTAGATGGAATTGATAATTTTGTAGAAAATACTCTTCGTCTTTTGCCAACTCGTAAAGCACAGGCAGAGAAGGTATTGGCGTCATATTCTATAAGCAGTAGAAGCGCAATGGTTTTCACAAGACTGGACAGCAAACCGTTGTCAGACGATCAAGTGAAGAAAATTTTCTGGCAGGTGTTAAAGAAATGACACATTCCATTTGACAAATCTCCCATATGTGCTACATTGCTTGTATGAGTATGTGTTCTGGATGGAGACAAGATAAACCGCCACCTTATCAACTCGTAGCTATACGAGAGTTAAGTGACAGTATTGACCATGTGCATATCGGATATTGGAATGGCATGTTCTGGTGTGCCTTGTCCAAAGAGAAAGTCAATGGAGATGTCCTTCCTAAGGGCACGTGGACAGGAGTCGAAATAGTCAGAGTTTATGGATGGCAGGATATTTCTAAAATGGAACCGAACGTATGAAGCATCAAATTACATTCGTTTCTATTATGTCCATTGCTGCTATTGTTGCCTATATGCGGGGTGGATTTTTAGATGTTGTTATTATATTAGTTACTGCCTCTGTAGGCTATTGTATTGGAAAACAATTGTGAAATTCACCAAGGCTGACAGAATGTGTTACACCAAGCGGCGATACCCGAGCATGATTAAGGCTCACTGTGCTCTCGGAACAATGCTTGGCAGGTATTCCGAAAATGCAATTAAGACTTGGCGGGTCTATCAATGTCCTGTTTGCGCCGGATACCATTTAACACGTCAATCCCAAGACAATCCCGAGTATCAGAAACGGCTATGGATGAGTGGCAATCCCCTTTGTGGAGTGATATGAAATTAATTATTACTCGAACGTGGGAACCAGTAACTAAGACGGTGACTGAGTGCCAAGAGTGCCCGTGGTTTGTGTGGGAGAAGGACGGGCAAGCGACCCTTCCAATGTGTCAGCATCCCAAATACAGTGGCGGCGTCATTTATGATGAACTGGTAATCTCCGATTTATGTCCCGAAAGACCCAAATCTCTAAAGCGACAGGCAAAAAGACAAATAAAGACAAAAAAGATTTTCGTGGGCGATGATGATCATGACCCCGATCACAAGTGGGAAATAACAGTGCCCGCTTGACAAACCTCCCGAATGTGTTATATTGATGCTATGTTTAACATTAAAAGATGGGCAGTGCAAGAAGCGGTCCTTGTTACGATTGGAGCAGTTCCCATTGGGATATTTTTCTCGTGGCCATTTGCCATTGGTCTTGTGATTGCTTCATGGTCCTTCTGTGGAGACCTCCTGTTCATGTATTACCGACACAAACAATAATATTGTGAATATGAGAAATATTCTTGTTTATATTCTTGCATTCGCAGTTTTCATTTTCGTTGCATATGGTAGTTGGCGAATTCGGAAGGCGTGGAATTACAAATTTAGCTATCAGAACCAAGTGCAAATGGATATGCAACCAATTGTCAAACGAATTTCCGACCTCGAAGCACGGGTGTTAATTCTTGAGACAAATAATATCAATACAAATAATTTTGAGGAATAAATATATATGGAAATATTAAAACCAGGACGCCCAATCCATAAGCCTAATGAAGACTATCGCGGTGAATGCGAGCACTGTGGTTGTCAGGTGAAATGTAGTCCAAAAGACATGGCTGTGCTTCCATATTCTCGGTCCAATCCTATATATCAGATAAAATGTCCCAATGGGAACTGTGGTGGAATTATCACTCTCAAAGAATATATTGCTTGAAATTGATAAAAAGTGATTTCGGATACATAAGTCCAAGATATTAATATGTTAACTCCCCAAGAATTAGATTCAATTATTCGTAATTTGCCAGAGGAAGCTATTATTCCAATATCGAAGCCCAAGAAGTGGAAGCGAGTGCCCGTGGGCCAAATAGAAGTCTATATCGGCGACAATATTTATGTTGTAGCACTAGTAGATAAACTTTCCAAGTCCGTTGATGAATTAACAGCCGCCCAAGTAAACACTGAAAATACAGTGATTAAATATTTACAAAGTGAAGGGTTCATTAGTAAAGAATATGCTTATATAGGAATGCAACGGTTCGCTCTGAATGAGCCTACATGAAAATTCGCATAAAAAAGAAACGGCGTGTTATTAAGGACATACATACCGAACGTTGTTGCATAAAACATGGGTGCAGGTATGGAGAAGATAATTTTTATTGCACCGTAGTAAATGGCAAGAAACCTCAGAGTTTTCCATGTCCTCAATGTCTTAACCCCAATCTTACAACTCTGGATTTACTTAAGCTAGATGCGAAAGGACATTGAATGACGCCAGAACAAAAAAAGAAAATTGACGACGTAATTAAACAGTTAGGATCGGATTATACTACGGATAAACTTGAAATTGAACGTAAGCGTGCTATAAGAACTCTTGCAGAATGGTGCTGCCAAGAATTGGAACAGCGGAAAGAATTACCCGAGGAAATTAAGGACATGAAAATGATTGCTCGCTACAGTTTATTCATTATTCTTTCGGATATGGCTTCTTTGGCTGAGGTTTCGACTTGTATTGAAATGGCAGTGGAAGCTGCATACAATCTTGGTAAGACCAATAAGCCACAATCTAAAATCTAATGCACTGCGGTGATACATTAATAATAATAGATATTCAAGCCAATAACAGGGCTGAAATCGTTCAGTGTGTGCAGAATACATTTGAGTATATGCCAGGGTGGGTGGTTGCTTCTGCTGCCACATATGCAAGTACCTATTCTCCTGATTCTCGTTTTTTCTGTTTCAATTTCACTTACCGTACTTTCGATTGGTGGAGAACTAATGGAAGTGCGTCTGAGACTATAGATAATGACGAAATGCCCATTAAAGACCTAGCTGACATTTCCAATTTACTTGAATTTGTTTATTTAAATACTGACAGACTTCGAGTGAAAGAAGATCCGAGTGCGGAAGTTAGCTCATTTGATACCACATCTCAGATTAGAAAAATGATTAAGGACTTGGGAAATCATCTAGTTTTCGAGAACCCCAAGGGATGACCGCATTAATCCTGAATATTAAGTTATAATGATTAAGTCGCCAAGTGGCGATGTATGGGGCATTACAGAAAGATAGAAACGCTTGAGAAAGAAATAGAGTTATTGAAGAAGAAAGATAGAGAGCGCAATAGTCACTAATTTTATTGTCTTTTATGATTATACTTAAAGGACCAGTAATAAACTATTTATATTCATGCAACAACGATTTATAAAATCTAAAGGAAAAACATATTTGGTGAACTGTCCAACTGATGATGGAGTTGGTGCTGGCTTTGCCATAGGCCAACTCGTTATGAAGTCAGCCGATGATGCAAAATGGTATATGGTAACAAGTAGTGGCTCTGCAGGGGCTGTAGATGTGTATGTGAGTCAATCTGCTCTTGGCTTTACTTCTGGTCCATCCTATACCCAGAATGAATACACTGCCTCTTATACAATGGCTCCATCCTTCTTTGAACAAAATTATCCGTATCAACTCATAGCATCAACTGACGGCAATGCTTATGCCGTTTATCTCAATGGTACAGCACCAACTGTTACTCTCACCGTAAGCCAATCAGCATATGGAAAAGCATTCATTACTAATAGCTATGGCGCAATATTTGATATTTCAAAACCGAACCTGATTCTCCAAAATATTTCCGATGGAAATTACTATATCGCTGGGCTACAAACAGCAGGCGGGGTTACTTCGATGGTAGTAAGCCAAAATATGATTTCCCAGAGTTGGATACATCCTTTATATTAGACATATGAATAAACGAAATCTGTTTGAACGTGTTGAAGGAAATCAATTTAAAATTGTAATGAATGAAGATTCCGATCAGCAAAACAACCCGAAATCAGTTTTAATTGCCGAAATTAATGCGATCTTGAAACTGAATGATATCAGCGAAATAAAAAACGCATTAACTAAAATAATAATGCAATTGAGTGGTAATCAATCAAATGATACTCAGTCATCTCAATCACAACCTTCTTCGACATCGAATGATATTCCATCAATTATTGTAACATTTTTTAAGACATTTAACGAGCCATTAGTAGCTAATTTAAAACGAATGTTACCAAAAGACGTAAACATAGACTTAGTGTTTAGAAACGGGGGATCACACGAAATATATTGGACAAAATACCGAGAAGGAAATCCATTTCGATATTATTTGCTAACTGTTCACGGAAAGGACTTTGTTATACCATATCCGACGACAGCTCATAAATTCGAGAATTTAACGGGATTTAATGATTATCGAGGTTCTCCCCGAGATGTTAAATCATTTACTCCAGCACAAGTATCTTATGATGGAAGTAGATACAATTTAGTAACTCCAGGCGAAATCACGTGAACTAACGTGGTCCATTATAAAACTCATCGAGAATAGCCTTAATATCCATATCCCCTATATTTGGTTATAAGTTCTTCACCATTATATGCTAATACTCGTTTGAACTCTACGAGTGGCTCCCCAAGGTCTTCAAAGTATTTTATAATGCGGTGTTCTCTCAGAATGTCATTTTTTCTTTGACGACGCAAGGAGTGATATGGAGTATCATATTCAATCCATATGTGTTTATCGGAGTCATAGCCATCGGCATCATACCCAATTTTCATAAATCTTTTCGGGGCAAAGTTGCTATGTGTTTCTCCGTTGTATTTAGAAAACCATTCAACAGAACCCTTATCTATAGCCGTACCTATATTTAATTCATTCAACCTTTTGAGGTTACTTATTCTAAGTTTTCTTTTCGTTTCTTCCGATGCCGGTCCTCGAATTTTACCAGTTAATGCTGCACTTATCTTTTCCCGAGTAGCTTCGGGATGATGTTTACCAAAAAAGTGATGTTTGGGTCCAATGAACTTTCCTTTCATTTTGGCAGAACGATTACGACATGCCCACTCAGGCATTGGACCCCTCCGTACGTGACAACAACTACTGTTACTCTTTATTGCCCTGCCAAGATTCCCTTTTGAAGAATAAATGATTTCTTTACCGCAGGTGGGACAATTTCTTTTCCATATTTCTTTGGGCAACGGGGGAAGGTGATATTTACATTTACGGCATTTCCAATTTTCAGATATTGATTGTTTCAATGCGTATTCATTAGTATAAATTTGTTCTTTCCCACATGATGGACAATTCTTTTTCCATTGCCCGTAGAATCCTTTTATTTTTTCTCTCCACTTTTGATTGCTTCGTCTCTGAACTTCCCTATGTGTTTGCTGATACAATTTGCTTCGTTCTTTTTGGCATTGTTTGCAAATGGGCAGCAATTTATCAATCGTAGTCGGATGTTTGTAAAAATCGTTTGTAGATTTATTATGATTGCATTGAGTGCATGTTTTAGTCATGCACTATAAATATCATTAAGAATCATAGAAATCCCTCAATATCTGTTTTTCTGTAGAAGAAAGATTTGCGGGGATTAACTCGCCCCCGCTATTGATAGGTCTGTCTTGAGCCTCCCGACTATTCCATATCCCACCCGTTGGAACTCTCTTGCCCTTTCTTTTAGCATACTCTACTAACATTTGCTCAACCTCAGCACTCTCTTTTGCTTTCTTCTTTTCTTCCCTTGCGTCTGCTTCTTTCTTTCGGTCCTCTCGGTCCTTCAAAAGCAATTCAATTATCATGTCCAATTTCTTCAATAAAGCCTTCATACCTTAATATATATTCACTTCCTGGTTGACAATTGGAGAAAATATGCTAGATTAACGGCAAACATGAAATCACCGACAACTATAAATCCATACGAAACACTTGGGGTAAATAAAAATTCTACCCCAGAAGAAATCCAATCTGCCTATAAAACAAAAATAAAAGATGCCCATCCAGATGTCGGTGGCAATGAAGAATTATGCAAAAATTTAAATGCCGCCCGTGATATTCTTCTTGACGAAGAAAAAAAGGCCGAATATGATAATCGCTCAACACCTCGCCATAATATACGACACGACCCATTTGAATCATTCTTCTCCCAATTTATGGGAGGTATTAATATCAATATGGATCAAAACAGAGGATTCTCATTCCACCAACAACAAATAATCAGCGCAGAAGGAATAATGACGATTCCCCAAATGATCTTCGGTGATAAAGAATATACCGCAACAACTCCACATGGGAAGATAAAGTTCAATCTACCACCGAAAACAGAACCAGGTAAGACGTTTCATCTAAAAGTATCACAAACAAATAACTCTGAAATTATTTTGCAACTACACATGGTTTTAAAAATGCCCGAACAGTTGACCACCGAACAAGAGAAAATTGTACGGGGAATAACATGATAATAATTTCACGTTCTTATGTTTTTCCATATAATATCTCCTTTTCTAATATTCTTGATTCGGGCATATTCTGATTTACTTTATTCATCGAAATTTCGTGGATTCTATCTATCTTCTCAACCTTGATATAAATACTTTCTGGCGGTGTCTTAAAATATAATCCTAATGCTGGACATAACCATCCACTCATTTTTAATTGCGATGACTCATACCACGCTCCTATAATGTCAGGTTTATCTTTCATCTTGTTTAATACCAAATCATACTCGGGTATTTCCGTATCCGAAAATATAAATCGACACTGATGGCATTCATTATCATTTACCACCTTGTTTATTATCGCAGGCATTCCAAATACGAATGGCTCCTCCACTAACCCCCGTTTATCGTCATCAAATACCCACGTCCCATACTTTCTATATGGCTCTATGATATAAATCGAATTGTTGTTATTATCCATATTGTTTCTTACTATATCCAATTCTTATCTCATTGTCAATGTATATTTAACCCTTCCTCACCGAATATTAAATATAGATAACTACTGGCACAGCATCCTTCCTCCGAATTACAAAAGATCCGTTGACAACCACTCAAAGTGTGTTATATTACTGGCAATGAAACGGGAAATCTTCAATTATAAATTACGTAGAACCGTTAATGGATGCTGCCCAGGGCATGACGAATGGCCCAATGAGACGTATCACTCTCGACGTTCAAAACGGGCACGCTCTAGGGATAAACAAAGAGAACACCAATACTCCCGTACCCTCATTAAGAAAGACCTTCTGTCTATTGGATTCCACGAAGAAAACTAATAATTATGAACGATACAAGAGTTAGAGTTTGGGATAAAAAAGATCATAAATTCTTGAAGAATATGATGGGATTCGGATTGTATATTGATGCTACTTTATGCCATACCGATGATTGCTGTGGTAACAGATATGTCATCCAACAATATATTGGACTTAATGATAAAAATAAAAACGAAATATGCGAAGGCGACATTGTAAAATTTAATAGAGACTTCATCGCAGAAATAATCTGGGCCGAGGACAATGCTGCCTTCCAAGTGAGAAGAATAGATAAAACCAGCGGCGGTGCATTCCTTAATTTGGATTATATGCTGAATTTCAAAATAATTGGTAACATGTTTGAAAACCCAGAACTATTAAAAAAATGAACACTCAAAGAATATTAAAGTTTAGAGTGTGGGACAACTTAAAAGAACATTGGGTATCAAACAGAGACATTTGGAGAATCAGGACTAATGATAATGGGATTGGCGAAATAGCACCACCTGCTATTCATTGGAAACAACATCCTCAAGGATTAACGATTCAGCAATATACTGGATTGAATGATAAGAATGGAAAAGAAATTTACGAAGGTGACATAGTTTTGGACAGAGTATCCAGCATGGTTACAGATAAAGAAATGGATATTTTCGTGGTAGATTATAATGAAACATATAGTGCATTTGTATTAACCCACAGAAAAGGTAAATATTGGAACTGGATTCGTAATGTATCTACTCATGGAGAGGTAATAAGCAATATCTCAGAAACCCCAGGATTATTAAAAAATGAATAACAGAGAATTAAAATTTAGAGTTTGGGATATTTCCCACAAATGTTTTATTGATTCCGAAAAATATTGTTGGGGTGAATATTTTGAAAAAACTAAATATGGCCGATACGGAGAAGTGGGGAAACTCCTGCTAGATTTTAGTGGAAATATTAGAGTCGCTTTATATCCAAGTGGAAACGGAGATAATTCCGCAGATTCAGTGTTTAATCCATTACCCAATCCACTTAATTTTGTCATTCAACAATATATTGGTATCAAAGATAAATCCAAAAAAGAAATATTTGAGGGCGATATTATCAAATTTAAGTATTTTGTTGGAGATTTTGCGTGGGAAAATTTGACAGAGACGGAGGCATTTGCTCAATGTGGGATGATCGGTAAACACTATACAGGAGTAATTCAATGTAATCTAACATCGGTGAATTTGGACATTGTATGTGGAAATCCTAATAGTACCCATATGACTTTTCCACTCCTATATGCAACCCATTCAAAAGTTATCGGTAATATCTTTGAAAATCCAGAATTATTAAAAAATAAGTGAAAAACAATTTACAAGATAGAACTAATACCAGAATGTCCTATGAAACTTATGCTTATTTGCGGTCCTTGATTGAAGACCAACAGAAAAAGCTGGAAAAAGAATTTCAAACCGCTTGCAAGTATATTCCATCCGAGATGGTAAGAGGAAATAAGTTGTCAGGAAGGGATAAAGCACATAAGATTTTCTTAGAGTCATCCAATCAGCTTGATGAAATAAATAAGGAACTTAAAGATGCTGCCGCATCCACCTATAAAGATCATCCTAATCCTGAAATGAAAAGGTTTTGGGGATTAAGTTAATAAAAATATGAGCATGAATCTACATTGTAACAGGATAGAATTGCAACAAACGCCAACACATATCACATATATGTGTATGGTCCAACCAAATGGGAAAGTTTCACCGGCGGTAACAGGTCAGAAAGCAAAACACGCTTTGCAGATTTATATTCGATGGATTCGAGGTAAAACAGATGGGGTGTTTAACAATACGAAAGACTTTGAATATATTAAAAAATGGGTGGATGAAGAAATAGAAAATATTGAGAAACTATTGAAAAGTAGAAGTAAGAAAGAACTAAAAGTTTATATATCATGAGCAATTTGTGGTTTAATATTAGATTCGGGTGCCATCACCTAATGATCGAAAGAAGTCCATTTGAAATACATTGGGTAAAAAATCAACATTGGGTTATCATCAAACCAAACAAATGGTTTGTAATATATTGTTGGTGCGGTAAACATTATAATTAAAATATGAATGCGGAACAAGCAATCGAAGAATTAAAAAATGGAGCCGAAATAACCTATGCCAATTATGATACAGGAGTTTTCTATAAACTGTGTCACGGAGACATAATTTCCGTACTTAACGCAGGAGTTTGCACGAATGGAATTACCGCACAGGTTGATGCAGTGATGACTATAGGAGATTTTCTACTCCAATGTGAGTGTCTCAAAAATGTAAGTTTTAGAGAATATGATTAACACTTTATCACAGTTACAAATCAACAAGTTTCCAGAATATGTTAAACTTTGGACAGAAAAGGGACTGACTATTAAACCGAAATCTCTGGAAAATGCCATCATTGATTTTAGTCTGTTTCAAAAAAACATCTTAAAAAAATCCGTGGCTCCAGTCGTAATTCTTGATTCTCCATTAAAATGCTGGATTGCGGTCAGTATTGTTAAATTACTTTTTAATAAATCTCAAGAACAAATCAAATCGCAAGTCAGACCACAAGTTTGGTCACAAGTTTATTCACAAGTTAGTTCACAAGTTAATTCACAAGTTGAGTCACAAGTTTATTCACGAGTTTGGTCACAAGTTGGGTCACAAGTTGCATTGCAAGTTGGGTCACAAGTTAGGGAACAAGTTTATTCGCAAGTTGATTCACAAGTTTGGTCACAAGTTAGGGAACAAGTTAATTCACAAGTTAGTTCACAAGTTAGTTCACAAGTTAGGGAACAAGTTAGGGAACAAGTTAATTCACAAGTTAGTTCACAAGTTAGTTCACAAGTTAGATCACAAGTTAGGGAACAAGTTAATTCACAAGTTGCATCACAAGTTAATTCACAAGTTTGGTCACAAGTTGCATTGCAAGTTGGGTCACAAGTTTGGTCACAAGTTAGTTCACAAGTTTGGTCACAAGTTAATTCACAAGTTGTATCGCAAATTCATTATGAATTTGGGTCACAAGTTAGGTCACAGGTTGCATCACAAGTTAATCCACAAGTTTGGTCACAAGTTTATTCACAGGTTCAGTCACAAGTTGGTTCACAAGTTAATTCACAAGTTGGGGAACAAATTAGGTCACAAGTTGGTTCACAAGTTAATTCACAAGTATGGTTACAAGTGGGATCACACGTTAGGTCACAAATTTATTCGCAAGTTAGGCTACACGTTAATTCACAAGTTAGATCACAAGTTAATTCACAGGTTCGGTCACAAGTTGAGTCACAAGTTGATTCACAAGTTAGATCACAAGTTTATTCGCAGGTTCGGTCACAAGTTGAGTCACAAGTTGATTCACAAGTTGGGGAACAAGTTAAGTTAAATGGACAAGAGTTGACTTTCGTGTATCCTTACTTTGATTGCCAATTCTGGGCAGGATGGTTCTCTTTCTATGAATTCTTTAGAAATGAATGCGGTATTAACTATCCACCCGAATATGATACATTTAAAAATTGTCAGGACTATGGAATGGTTTTTCCTCTTGATGAATTATGCATCGTCTGTCAGCCACCAACAATAATTAAGAAGAATAATAGTGGCTTACATTGCGAAAATGGTCCAGCATTATCTTATAATGGAGATAATGAGATTTATGCGTTGAATGGAGTTGTTATGAAAAAAGAATATGTAATGACTCCGAGCCATGAAATTTCTGGTGAAATGATATTAAAGGAAACTAATACAGAGGTACGTCGGGAATTGCTGAGGAAAGTTGGTGTTGAAAGAGCAATGAACTCACTGCCCCATAAATTACTCGAAAAAAGAGGAAATTATGAATTATATAGTATTGATTTGAGTAATGAAGTTAAAGATGCTCGGTATCTTAAAATGTTAAATCCATCCATTAAAACTTGGCATATTGAAGGTATAGAACCGGGAATTTCAACTATTACCGAGGCACTTAAATGGAGAAATAATAATTGGTATGAAGATGCTGAAATTTTGACATAGAGATTGACAATAGTAAAGTAATAGATACAATGTATATTGATAAAATGAAAATTATGAAAAATAAAATGATAACGTCGGTGCAGCAGGGTGATGTTCTTATGCGAAAACTGACAGAAATGCCAGAGGGAACCATAACTAAGATTACAATGAAGAAAATGATATTGGCTCACGGAGAGTCTGGGCATTCACACGTTGTTGAAGACGATGAATCGGAGTTAATTGAAATCGGCAATCGTATGTTGCTCAATCTCGTAGCTCCTGCTACCGTGGTCCACGAAGAACACGGTCCCGTAACACTGGACGCGGGCATTTGGGAAATTGGTCGGGTCCAAGAATATGACTATTTCCAAAAAATGCAACGAGCAGTAATGGATTAAAATATAAAACCACATATAATAAAAATCGAAAACAATGACGTAGTAATGATACACCACAAAATATGAAAATTAAAAAACCTAAAAATACCACCATATTTACCCTAACAAAACGTGGTTATAAATTTAAAGCACAATTTAATAAATATCGAATGGGATGGTGTACAATGATTAAACGTGGAAACGTAATAGATTCTAAACATCAAACTAAGTTGGAATGTTATATTAAAGAAATACAGAATAAAATCGATGAAATGACATTATTACATGATTTTTTGGACGAAGTACGTTACGAAATTAAAATGGAGGTAACATGAGCATGGAATCTACACTGTAATATTGGCAAAATTATGAATAATAATGAAACTGAATTAGATACGTGGAAGGAAGTTGCCAAAAAATTAAATCTAGCATTGATTCATTGCTTCTCATGGATTAATTGTAATCAATGTTTTGGTACTAAACCCTGTGAACAATGTCTGGCCCAATTTAACATGATGGAAGATGCTATAAAAGAATATTATAAGAAGTTGGCGGTAGATGCTACTAAAGAATATTATAAATTAAAAAATTATGACTAATATTGAATTATTAAAAAAAAGAAACACCCTGTTATATGGAATTGTCTTACAAACGTTTTAGATTAACATCACCTTCCTATTCTAACAAGGGAAATTGTAATAATTGTTTAATTTATATAGAATTTCCATATGGCATAGCTAATGGATATAGTAAATGGTTTGTTTTTACATTACTTACCCTAAATGGATTTTGTTGGCCTTATGTGGACAAATATAATGGACATAGTAGATTCTATTTCGGGTGTGGATTATTTACTATATCATTCGATTGGCTCGATAAAAAATCAATTATAATCTAATATAACACAAAATATGATAACACAATTAATAAAACCGACAAGACGTTCAAAACAAATATGGATGAGTTAAAAATTAGAGGTTCACATGTTATGAGTAAAATCACCCACTATCTAAAAATTGAATTGCCCGATAATATCACCGACACAACAGTTGAACGACTAAGACAAGATATAGAGAATTATATGGAATCTACAATGGCATATTACCTCGGCAGGGAATATAAACCACTCAAAGTCAAAATTGTCTCCGTCGGCTCCAATTCCTCTTGAATCTGTAATGTTCCACGTGGAACATTCATTAATAATTTGACAAATACCCAACCTGTGCTACGTTGTGGGTATGAATAAATTAAACACCAAATCAAATGTCCACTTCTCCAGTAATACAGATGAATGGGAAACCCCACCCGAATTGTTCGCCAAATTAAACGCTACCTATAACTTTACCCTAGACCCCTGCTGTACTCACAAAACTGCCAAATGCATTAAACACTTTACCGTTAAAGAAGATGGACTGTCCCAACCCTGGACAGGACACCGCGTATTCTGTAACCCCCCCTACTCCCGTGGAACCCAAGCAAAATGGATTAAAAAAGCATACGAAGAATCCCTCAGAGGTGCCACAGTCGTCCTTTTAGTACCTGCCAGACCAGATACTAAGGTTTGGCACGATTATTGCATGAAAGGAAATATTGAGTTCATTAAAGGAAGAGTCAAATTCCTACAAAATAACCGCGTCCTAAGCTCGGCACCCTTCCCAAGTGCTATCGTAGTGTTTAATCCACCAGGATATAATAGCGAGAAAATAGCATTGCTCACCCAAATACAAAATTACCTCTCCGCTGGCGGTGCCTTCAATCCAGAATTAATGAAACATAACGCGGTGCGTAATCTTATTATATCCCTCGGTGTATACCTGGAAAGAATTTGACAACCCAAAGAACTGTGCTATATTAAAAATATATGCAAAATAAACAAAATAAACCCGTTATCTCAACCCTATTCGATGTCGGTATCCTCATCTTCCTGGCATGGATAGTTATCTATCATATGAACCGTATGAATTCCGCTAAAGAAGAAATCGAAGTCCTCCGTAATGGTATCATCGCTACCATCACTTCAATTGCCCTAGTCGGTACTTGCATAATGCAACGCATGGAACAAATCAATAATAAATAAATCAGCCAATATGACCAAAATCCAAGAACAAATAGTCAAAAACAATAGTCAAAACATTAATCAAAATATGAAATTACATACATCAATACTTGCATCCATACTTACATCAATAGCCCTCTCACTCCCATCACTGGCTTCCGCTAGTGAACCAAATACCCAAACAAATATCTTCGTGTCAATTAATGATACTACCCAAGTCTTTAGTAAACTCGGAGATAAATTAGAGAAAGGTATTGCCATCTTAGCATCAAAAGCTGGCGTCGCTACAGATCACTTCTACCCAATCTTCGTCAGACAACAAGTCATCACAGGTATCTCTCAATTGCTCCTAATGGCTGTAGGTGTCATCATGTCTGTCTTGCTAATTCGTATGGGCATCGCTAATGGCAAATTGGATGAAGGCGGAGATAAATCAATGTTCGGGTATTTCGCTGGAACTGTACTCGGTGTTATCATCTTCTTTAATATCATGCTCTTGGGAAGTGATACCATAGGCAAAATCTGTAACCCAGAATTCTTTGCCGCCCAAACCATCGTCCAAATGATTAAATAATATACCCCAATACTAAACCCCAATACTAAACCCCAATACTAAACCCCACGGCTAATCCCGTCGGGGGTTATTATTCTTATAATATTTACTCACGCATATACATACTATACAAATCAACCAATGACATACGAAGAAATAGAACTGCAACTAAAAGGTAGTACCTTAAAATATAACGGAATAAACCCCAACGGTAACTCTGTCATGGAAACATTCCCCTTCAATACCCTTATCCTCTCCTATGGAAAATATGAGGGGAAATGTGGATATATTCTCTCCGCCCAATGGTCCCCTAGTTTAAAAATAACTGGTCATTGTAAATTAACTCTGGAACATGCTTACCATAGCCTAATCTCCGAAATCAATACCGCAAATAATAAATGGTACCTTACCCTCTGATCCCACCGAACATTGAATATACTAATGTGCTGATATACAGGTATGCATATATCCATATTCTAATCCATCGGTGCCTGCTTTCTATCCATGTCACCGAACGTTCTTAATACTAATTACTGGTGTATGAAATAATTACTTTATATTATTTATTCCTTTACCACAATCTCAGCCTTCAGAAGTTCAACCGTATTTCGGAAAGCACGCTGTAGTAACTCGTCTTGAACCTTTAGTTCGTAAACGCTTCCACTGCGTCCCATTCCAGCCATCACGCAGTCTGAAATGTATTCCAACACGTCCAACAGGTTCACGTTCTCTGGCACGCCGTCAGGAGCGGAAAGATGATGACGATGGACCTTTCGGTGGTTGTCCCACCATCCAGTCTGCTTGAACCCAGTCACAAAGTCGGCATGAAACCCGTCGATTGCTGTCAGCTTGTCGTAGTCGTGCTCTGCTGCGGCCTCAGTCATCTTGCCGCTGAAGAACGCCAATGCCTTCGCAATGTCCCCAATGTGCTGGCGGCTTGATGCCAAAAGTGTTGACTTGCTAGTATTGACATAATCACAAGTCCGAGTGTCGGCAGTTTTAGATTTCTGTATTTCAATCATAATTATTCCTTACTTCTTTTTGCCAATACATATCCCAGATATCATCGTAAAATATACGTTGTATCCATGCAAATGTCACCGAATTAAAGTATGCTTATTACTGGTGTATAGACGTGCATATATCCATATTCCAGTTTCCTTTCGCCTATCCATGCAAATGTCACCGAATTAAAGTATGCTTATTTACTGGTATGCGTAAACAAATACTATCCAGTAACTCTAATGTTTATGAAATAATTACTATCCAGTAATTCTAATGCAACGTATAGATATATTATAATTCATTTTTGAATACGTATTCACTTGTTAAATTCTCAGTTTTTATATTTCTTGTAATTTACTCTGTGATACAGAGCAATTTGAATGAAATATAAAGAATACATACACATATATTCCAATAGAAAGCAATACGTATATAAATACATTTCAATCTCACCGAGTGATAAATATGCATATTCCTTAGCAAAACAGCATATATTTACCCAATTTCACCGAGCGTTATCTATACTATTTACTGGTATATATACTTTGCGCTGCAAATCACTTTGCATTACAAAGTGTAAATATTCTTTACACATATATATACGTATATAAATGTGTCTATTCTCACCGAACATAAGTATGCTTATTTACTGGCATAAAAAACAAATACTATCCAGTATTTCTTCAAACAATTACTGGCCAGTATTTGTTTTTTGGTGGGGGTTGAGAAAAGAAAAAGAAAAATAGAGAGAAAGAATTTGACAATTACGAAAGACATGCGAAAGTGCATATATGATTATTAAAAAAATAACAATTGGATTTGTAGTTCAAACATTTGACACTGAGAAAGAATTTCTTTTGTCTCAGGAATTTATTGCGGGGGATGAAGTAACTTACGAAGATGAGAAGGGAGAACCTCTTTCTTATTATGACATTAAGTGGTGGAGATCGGGGGAAGATTGTGGCAGGGTAGAGCCATATTGCCCGTTTACTATGGTACAACCCGATGCTATACGGGGAATGAGTCAATTTGATTGAGAGAGCGTTAACTTGTTTTGGCATTTTATACCAATTTCACCATACAAAAGAGAGAAAACAAGTTAACACTGGTAAACAAAATATGAAAAATAATATGAGATTGATTACAGTACAAGACAAAGATTCTGATAGGGAGTATGATTTACATTTTATTATTCCCCAAGGAATGAAGACAGACGAAGCAATCCGAATAGTTGATGCTGCCGTTGATGTGGCGAAAAGGAATGTAGATTATACTTACGATGATTTGGAGAACATTCTTACTCCATTAGGATTTATTGCGCCGTTGTATATAACTGCGAATTGTAAGTGGTGAAAGAAATATAAAAAAGAATTTGACAGATGCATATACATGTAGTAACGTATTGACATAGTTAAGAAAAAAATAGTTAAGCCAAAAACAAAAATAGATAGAAAGAAAAAATAGTTATGAAGAAGAATAGTAAAAACAAAGTAAATGCCGCGAAGAAAGCAATTATTGAGAAGCAATATGATCGTCCTGGTCGTCCAAAGTATTCGCCGAAGTTTCCCAAGTCTAAGGAGTGGACATTTACGGATTGGATGATAGCGAACGATATTGATACTGATTCGGAGAGCAAGACATTTGGGAAAGGTCCATTATGTTCTATGCTTACACTTCGCAAGGCAATAGAGCGGGACATGTATTTTCACAAGAAGGGGGAGCGTATTATTGCTGCGAATAGAACGCAGGCAAATCCGCGTAGTATTATCATTGCCATACGGGGTATAACAGCGGAGCCTAATTCCAAGAAGGGGCTTGGCCGTAGGGCTTTACTGTTTAGTCTTCGTGCGGGGAAGGATACTGCGGTTACTGCGGTTACTAAGGTTGCTAAGGAGAAAACACCTATTAGCAAGAGCCAGACACCAACCGCTGATAAGCTTGATGCAATTCATGCTATTCTTGCTACTCCTGAAATTATCCCCTCATTGACCATTCCTGCTGTGACAATTACGCCTGAAGTGGTTTCTGTCGTTACTCCTGCCATTGTTGCTGAAGTTACTCTTGTTCAAGTTGAAGTTGCTCCTGAGGCTGCTGCTGCGTTTGAGACTAATCAAGCCGAAGCTACTCCTGAAGCTATTCCTGTGCTTGAGACTAATCTGGTAAACATTTAAGAACGTGGGATTGTGAATGCTCTCGTTATTGTATTTTTCATAGGATAGCAGTGACGAGAGCATTATTTATATAAAAAGAATTTGACAATTATCGATTGTGTGTTGGGGTATAATATGATTAACAAATTAACTTTTGGATTGGGGAATGCTAAGTTAGAAAGAGATACCGCGATTCTTTCTTTGCCTGCGGGATATAGTTGTCCTTTTGCCAAGGATTGTAGGAGTCATGTGAATAAAGTTACTGGGAAGATTGAAGATGGGAAGGATTGCAAATTCCGTTGTTATGCTACTGGGGCAGAATGTCTTTTTCCGAACGTGAGAAAATCCCGCTGGCGGAATTTTGAATTGATTAAAGAGGCAAAAACAACAATCGGAATGGCAAATCTAATTGAATCCTCTTTGTTTGGAAAGGAGAATATCAAGTTAGTTCGGATGCATTCCAGTGGTGATTTCTTTAGTCAGGCATATTTTGATGCTTGGGTATTATTTGCTGAACAACATTCTGAATTTGTAGTATATGGTTATACTAAGGCATTGCCGTATTGGGCCAAGCGGCTTAATTCAATTCCTTTCAATATGAAGTTAGTTGCTTCTCGTGGTGGTACGCATGATATATTGATTGATGCACTGGGGTTGCGTTCGGTGAGGGTTGTATTTTCGGAGGATGAGGCGGAGAAATTGAATCTTGAGATTGATCATGATGATTGTTTGTGTTGGAAGGGTGATAAAGACTTTGCTATTGTGATTCATGGCCAACAGCCTAAAAATTCGGAGGCAGGGAAAGCATGGTATAAGATTATTAAGTCTGGCAAAGGTGGTTACAAGTCTGATTATTTTGGTCATTATGCTAAGTCTAAAAATAAAACTGTCAGTGTGCCCGCTGTAAAGATTACTCCGAAAATTGATACCATGCGAGCCAATTATGATTCCATATTTCGCAAGGTTACTTATGCCTAAATACTTAATCATTGGTCCCGTTGGAGAAAATGACTTGAATCTGTTCTGGAGTGATATTGCCCAAGACTGGGTTCAACGTGATAAAGCAACCATTTACGGTGAAGAAATTTGGTGGTTTCCCCCAAGGGAGTTACCGGTGGGAGAGGGTGTCCATATTGTGGACATTGAGAATAAAGTAACATATATTCCCATACCCCCGGGAGAGAGGGGGGTTTCCGAAGAAAGTGAAGAAAGAATTTGACAATTATCAAGAGTGTGTTATGAATACTGAGAAAGTTAAATATTTACTAAATTTTATTGATCGCACCGATGTTATAGTTGTGGATGACAGTCCTTATTTACATTCGGTGACTGTGAGTGAGATCACGGGGAAAGAGGATAACGAAGTTCTCCGCATGAATTGGGTTGATGATGAGCAGGAGTTTTCTGTTATTTTCACTGAGATTGGATTGAGCAATGCGATTATGAGTAGTGACCATCTGATTTCGTTGTATGATCATGAGGGTAGTCAAAGTGTCATTCGGCTTTATTCATTGGTTCCTCTGAAGATTGAGGAAGAATTTTGATTGAACAAAAATGAAGAAAGAATTTGACAATTTTCAAGAATGTGTTAGGGTATAGGTATGAAAGAGACAATAAGAGACGGTAGTGGTAGGACGATAGGGTATAAGGTTAAGTATGGTTCTCAGACATTGGTACAGGATGCATCTGGTGCAACTGTGGGTCGGTATGATGAGAATACAAAGCAAACGTATGATAAAACAGGAGTAAGGTTCAAGGGGGATCATACGGATATGCTTTTGTATAATGAGGAATAGCGGATGACTAGTTGATGAGTCAACCAACTGAAAATGACTCGGAAAGTTGGTGTTTTTGCAGATTGATCTTTGAATTTGGATGTTAGTTAATGGGTAGGAATAGGACAACTACCACAAAAACGGGATAAGGTGAGTCCAGTAAACACAAACCCCCGTAACATCTAATTTTGATTCTATTCAGTAAGGATAACATTCTACTGTGACCTTCACAAGTGCGGTCACAAGTCAAGTTAAGTCACAGTCACAAGTAACAGAGGAATCTCAGTAGAATGGGAATCAAATCCCGTTGAATTAGACTGGTTTTCAGTGGAAGCCCTCGCCCTGATAAATAAGAGAATATAACAGAGGTTAAATAAACCCTCTTGTCTAATGTAACGGTGAAAGAGAGTATGGATAAAAGGATAGCTAACTTTCTCCATACTCTCATTAAAACGGCGAATGTAAGTAGTTGCTTAAGCACTTATGCACGTGAGAACGTATGCAATTATTTCATTCGTCGTTTTTCTTTGTACTCACCGAATGAAATACTCCGTTTCACCGAATCATTTACTGCCAATATTGAGAAATACTGGCCAGTATTTATTAATATTTAATGTCCAGTATTTCTTCAAATTCTTAATATAATAACGGACGGAATACTATTGAAATATAGTATAAGAATTACTGGCCAGTATTTGTTTATTTTTTATTGGGAGGTTGAATGGTGGTTAGGATTCCAAATACTTCGTGTAAGCCAAGCCGTTTGTAATATACCCTATTGGAAGATCGATTAACCATGTAATAGGGACCAATTGAAAGATACCACGGATCATTTGTTGGAATACGTCTCAATCTATACCCAAGTCGTTTGGCTTTTCGTTTTAATTGAATTTCAATAGGATTCATTAAGTTCATAGATTATTTTCGAGTTACAAGAAATTGGGAGTTATATCGTATCTGCCGAATAATGTCTTCTACGTTTTCCTGTATAATACCAGGAGTACTATGTACTTCTGTACTCTCTTTCTTATATACTTCTGGTACTTCTTTTTTCTGTACTTCTTCTAGTGGGACATTTTGTCCCTTTCTGGAGGGGACATTTTGTCCCTTTCTGGAAAAGGACATTTTGTCCTGTTCTATGAGAATGTATTTCTTATATCTTTTTTGCCATCTGGAAGAATAACCTATACATTTGATTATTCCATTTGATTCAAGGTCTTTGAGTTCTCTTTTGGCAGTTCTATAACAAATCCCTATTGTTATGGATATATCAGTGGCATTAAAGGTCCAGTTGTTAATACCTGAGCGAAGTTGGAAATAGGAAAGAATTAGTTTTCGGGTTGATGTAATATCAGTTCGGGCGAGTAAATCACTCGGAACTTTCAAAAAAAACGGTTTAGTCATAGTGCCTTAAATAAAATGCCCCTCGGAAGAAGGCACTACCCAAAATTCCGGGGGGCTTAACTGAGAAATTATTTTATTGGTAGTGCTTTCGTGTCAATCAATAACTATGAACCAAAACTTCATTTCGTCAATGTTGGATAACTATAACACAAATAATCCTGTCGGCAACTTTTTATATTTTTTATTTTCATTTGACAAATTTCAATGTTGTGTTATTATATAGGCATGATGAATGTGTTTGTATTTTCTGGTTATGTGAGAGCTAAAGCCTCAAGGAATTCACGGATAATTGAAAAGAGTCCTCTTGTCACTTTTGATTATCCTTCGTCAATTACAGGGGGAACTTGTATTTCGTGTTGTACGTCTTATTTCAGCAACGGGGAGTTATATTACAGGATTGGAGAGAACCGTAAAGAATGAACATCCCCGCTATCAATTCAAGAAGTTCTGCCAGTCAAGAATACGGCAATTCAAAGTTGTATCGTTTAATCCTGCTGCAATGTCATGAAAATTATGAAACTAAAACTCAATGATGTAGTTCGGTATAAAGTATATCCCATACATGGGATTGATGATAGCAAATATGTAATCAGAAAAATGAAAATAGTGGAAGTACGAATGATGGGTACCCCCGAAAATCCCAAAGAGGGTTATATTGGGGAAACCTTGAGCGGCAAACTCGGTCAATGGATTTATGATGAGCAAATCGTTAAAGATTGATAATTCCATTTGACAAATTTCAATGTTGTGTTAGAGTGATAAATATGAAAACACCAAAAGAATGGGCAGATAAGTTTTGTGATGGCGACTTTAATACTAGTAATTATGCTAAGTTACATAATTTTGTTAAAGCAATTCAAAAGGATGCACGAATGAATAAGAGCATGAAAAGTTTGACCGCAACTTATGTTTGGTCGGCAATTGTGACAGTTCAAGTTCCCGACGATGCTTCGGATGATAAACAGCGGGAAACACTGGATGATGCAGCAAAGACTGCTTATTTTAGCCTTAAAGATTCTGTGCTTCATGAGTGCGAAGATAACCCTAATCTGGTTGATTAAAACTATGACTCTATGTTGCCATAATCACGAAGAAGTTTGCTACGAATGCAAAAACTGTCCTGTCTGTGAGAAAATAGATGAGGCGGTTGAATTGGAGAAAACTATAAAAGACCTGGTGGAACAGATTACAAATTTAGAAGAAGGTTAATTTTATGGTTAATACATTACAATATCCCGACGGTGAATTTACTCAAGCTGAATTGGCAGATTCTAATGGCAGAGAGAAGCTTTCAATTTATTTTTTGCTTCAAGATGACCTTAAGAGTGGTATTATTGTAAAAACAGGTACTCGTCCACAACCTTCTGGCAGAGGAAAGGCATCAAATCTCTACAGACTTGTAACTGGTAATGCCTGTACTAATTCGCCAGGGCCTATTCTAGCCACTGTAATGCGTCAAACCATGTCTAACCCGCCTCCAGTGGTTTCGACGCCTCCAGTGGCTAAATTGAATCATCGTGTGGTAACTACAGGAAACCTGATATATAAATGTCCTCTTTGTGATGGGCCAATGACTGTAATTGCAGATGATGCGGGAATACAGGTTTGGTGCAATAACATACCCTGTGATCCATTATGTCACGAGAACGTATATGGACACGGGTCAAATGTTAAAGAAGCATACGATGTAGCCCGTCATAAATTTTGGAAGCCTTAAGATGCGGTATATCATCCCGCAAGGGATGCGGATTGAAACATAAATTTTGGAAGCCTTAAGGTGTGGTGTTAGTCATATTGGCGGCAGGGGGTTCCTGCCGTTTTTTCCTGTCTTGATATGAATCATATAGTTAGAATAGATTTACTGGCCAGTATTTCTTATAGCCAATGGCATTAAAAAACCCCTTGAACGGTCAAGGGGTTAGGTTTGTTGCAATTGCAATGAAAGCTATGGAACAGTTGCAATTGAATCTGTATCCCATGAAGGTGGAATTGGTGGTGGTGGATACGGTGGTGGTGCAATTGAATCTGTATCCCATGAAGGTGGAATTGGCGGTGGTGGTGAAGGTGAAGATACTGCTGATGGCACAAAGTCAGTGAATTTGCAATCGGTTAGTTTATGGGTTACGAGACGGTTATATTTGGCTAAATAGCCTGGGTCTGGGTATTCTCCTACAATGAATGCGGTTTCATTTTGGCCATATCCGATTGCAGTATAAATGATTTTTGAGTCATGGACGTAGAATTTACGACTGAGTAATTTTGATGGGTCAATGTATAACATAACTATTTTTGTTCACTTAATTTATCTCCGAGTATGGCGATAGCTTGGCAGAATCTATCGTAACGATTATCTTTTTCCAATTCATTTCGTTCCATTTTTTCAATAACACCTCGGGCTATTGGGGTTAACTTTGCCAGGATTTCAATTCTTGCTCTTGTGTAGGCATTTTTACTTACTTCAGTGCAGGGGTTGGTAGGTAACTTCACCGAGTCAGGTTTAGGCGGTGTATTCACCGAATTCTTTTCGGCTTCAAGTATAGCGTTACCTTCTTTAATAGATTGTATAAGGTATTTTTCAAAGGTTAGTGATGGTGCTATAGGTTTAAGGTTATGTCTATCTGAAGACAGGTTAATTCGTTTTGAAAAATCACCGAACGTATTATTTGAATCTATTTTTGCCATATACGATAAATATAGCACACCTATTGAGAATGTCAAATAGAAAATAATCGGAGAAAGAATTTGACAATTTAGGCAAGCGGTGTATTGTATAGATATGATTATAGACAATACAACCGAGATGGCCATAGCAGAACTTTTATTTTATTCTGAATGTCAGATGCAGGCTATGATTGCGGAGAATAAACAAAGAGAAATAGAAGAGAAGTCTATGGCTTATACGGAAGAACAATTTATGAATTTAGCGGAATATACCCGAAAAATATATCAGGCGTTGAGTCAACAATATGAAAATAAAGACAGCTAAGAATTCAACGGTTTCAGACAATTGTAAAGATTGGAGAAAGAATCTGAAGCCAGGAGATGAAATTACAATTAGTACGGGTGATGTTATTACTATTTCTGAAATTGTATATCTTCCCAATGACAATTCTTTTATTGTTAGAAATACCGATGGAGACGTATATCTATGTTTCCCGAAGGAGATAAAGTAACTGACTCATTTATGACTCACATAAGAATTTGTGGGGAATGTTGTCCTCGTTGTGGCTATCCTTATTATGATTGTGGCTGTCATCCTCAATGGTTGGCCCGAACGATAAAAATAATCAGAAAAAGAATTTGACAATTTAGGCAAGCGGTGTATTGTATAGATATGAGAACATTTACTGTATATAACTATAAAGACAATAACAATTCTTTTGAAGTGGAAGCATATGATTATGACGATGCACTTGATAAGGCATTGTTAAAATTAGGATGGAGAGTAGGATTGTTCGCCACAAAAAGTCCAGAACCAAAAGCAAAGGCAGAGCTGAAACCTATTGAAAAAGTATTTGCCGATCATGAATTTGTAGATTAAATAACAATATGACAATTAACCTTGAGTCTATTCACATAGCAATCGTTGAGAATGGAAGTAAACCGCTTGGTCGGTCTTATGACCATTTCAATTACTTGGTATATGTTAAAGGCAATCCAGATGATACCACTTATGACAATGTTTCGTCTCGTACTTCCTTGCAATGGAGAAGTGAGATTGCCAAAATGTTACCAAAGGGGAATGCTGGCTGTAGTCTTGGGGCATTCACTAAGGTAGAAGGATGTCGTTATATCTATCTTGCAGAGGCATATATCAAAATTGACAGCGGCGATTAAAAATAATATGAAAACCTTTATTGTTTATGTAAATGGGCTTGAGAGGGGATATATCAAAGCTGGCTCTCACAATGCGGCTGAGAAGAAAGCTAAGAAGAAATATTGTGCTTCTCCATATTTAGCTACTCCTTCCTCTGTCTCGGTGGAATATACTGAATTATGACAAATCTATCTGCCGAAGCTGAGATGATAAAAGCATTAAAATCCATTCGTAGAATTGCAATGGAGCATCCTTGTTTTGACATGGAGTATTTCCGATTGCGGGATCTTGATGGTCTTAGTGATACTGGCGGGGATATATGCGATTGGACATTGATCGCCATTGAAAGCGATGATGCATTACAATTGGTGGGTAAGGGTGTAAAAATGTCAACTACCCGCGACCCTGAAGGGTCGGGGCTTGCCAGACTCTAATGCTTATGCTTAACATAATTCAAGAAAGATTTACAGACGGTTGGCCAATTGACCGTGGCCTGCCTTCCAGTTTATCCTTAACGGATAATGAGGAGGATGTTGATTGTGAGTCAAAGACCCTACATAACGGTTCCTCCGCAAGCGGAGTGCCTTCTGGTCTATTCACAAAACGATGCTTGATTGATTTTACTGGATAGAAGCAATTATTTTCTACTATCCAAACCATGTATCAAAGAACTGTGATATGTATAACAGGAATTAAGAAGAATGTCAACAGAAATTATTAATTATATTTCGTTGCTCCTCCCCGAGGCTAAAGCCATCGGGGTTTCCGCAACGAAAGGAAAAATATGAAACTAACTCAAATTTGGGTGCCCAGTGTAGAAATGACATACGATGAGAACAAGATGATTAAAAAGGGTGATTTGATTGAAGGTAAAAAGATTGTACAACTTATCAATGATAATCAGGAATTACTCCTTGAGGGCGAAACAGTCTTTCGTATAATCATACTTACTCGTCCAATTTCTAAATAGTTTCTTTTTATTGCCGAAGACTCCATCAAGTGATGGGGTCTTTTTTTGTTTACTCACCGAAAATGGATACGTAAACATTTACTGGCCAGTATATATCAATATGACTAAAATAAGAATTCTCAGAGATATATTGGTTGAGGTGTACAAACCGAAATTGGATGAGACATGGGATATTACCTTACGAAAATGGCAGGAACTCAACGTAGAGACGTTGAATCCTGTTTTCTTTGAAACCTATGACGGGGATACTTATTATGGATTGCCGAAAGATGCTTACGAAATTGTGTCTTAAAATCCAATTCCTCGGTGAGCATCCCGCAATTCTCGCATGGTGAATGCTAATTCTCTGGCATGTAATGGACGGGTCTCACTGCGAAAGATATACAATCCTCGTTTGCGGTGCATTAACTTATAGTCTGTAGCTTCAATGTGAGCAATGGATTGTTTCACCGTCGGCAATGAATTTCTTTTTTTGTTAGTCATATTATTATTTTATATCATCTTCTTGATTTGTCAAATTCTTTTTCTCTATTTCTTCAAGTTCTCTCATTGTTTCTTCGGTTTCCCGCCGAGCAACATTGAATTGTTCTTTGAGTGCAGCTTTCTTTTCCAAAAGTACTTTCTTGCGAAGATATGCTATGGCTTCAATTTTTGTCATAGCACGAATAAACCACATTTTCGGAAAATGTCAAGTGCGTTTGAAATAAAATTTACTGGCCAGTATTTCTTATATTCGGTGGGCAATAAAAAACCCCGCATAAGCGGGGCAATGGATAAAATTTTAGTTCACGTTAAGTGATTTGTTTCATTTTCGTTTGAATTCCTTTGAATTGATTTGATCATCAGAACTCAGAAGTCCGCTTGCTTTAGCCATTTCACACGCGGCAGTATAGTTATATTTTCGTGGGTCTCCATAACTATCTTTTTGAGGACTAATGATTCTTATGCTTTTAATTGTTTCCTCTAGCTTTCCTGTCTCTGCACTCTTTTTCACAATAGCGAACATATTACGGAAAGCATAGGGGAAACTATCAAATTCCTGTGTTGACATTCTATTTCTTAATATCCATTTGTTTTTCATGCCACTAAGAATAACAGTTCGGGGGAAGAATGTCAACTATCTTTTTTGAAATTAAACCCATAATATTCATGCTCGGTATATTTGCAAGGAACAATACCATGAATAAAATGAAAGGTGGATAAAGCCAAACATTTCACGGCAACTTTCCAGTTCGCTTTAAGATGGGCAAAATATGACATAACATCATTTTTTAAGTTGATTCACCGAAACAGCATACTGCTTCACGGTTGCGGGGGTCTCTCCTGTCAGTGTGCCGTTACTTGTGGCATCCTTAATAACTTGTAATAGATTTGCTTTCAATTCAGCAGGAGTAGTTCCATTCGGGTCAAATGCAACATTGAGAGTTAATTGAAAGTATATTGTTTTCACCGAACCCTCCGATAATCACTGGGATTCACCGAGCCTTGAATTTTTGGATTATTGTGCCAAGCCGCTAAAGCGGTTTTATACCCAAGCCTGGCATGAAGTCCATTTTGCTCCGAGAAATATTCAAACTCATTGAAGGATGCATAATTCTCTCGCAAATGGCCCTGCCATCCTTTTAATCCAGATTTACAAGTTACTTGTTTCATATTTTGAAGGAGGGAAACCCCAAGGGTTTTAGCCCTGGGGTTGTAGTTGATAGTTATTTCTCAGGGGGTACGGCTACTCCCTGTTCACACGCCAGTCTGTATGTTTCATAGGCATTGAGGGTTTCCGTATTCTGTTGATTGATTATGGCAGTAATCTCTGGCAGTGCCAATTTGTATGTATCTTCAGAAGTTAGCCAGTAAAACATAGGGCACGACATTTCAACGACTTCGGGCAACGCTACAAATTCCCGATGCTTTGCGCCATAGATAATCCGATTGGCAATTGTTGCGGGAAGCACTCTAGTCAATGCGGCAGTTATTGCCTTGGCTGTTGACTTATGTACTTTGCCAGTGAGGATGCAAAGTGTCCGGCTATTGATTACCAGGGCCAATGGAATTGCTGCATTTTGCAATTCATTTAGTTTCGTTGCTGTTTTTGCGTTCATTTTATTTTGTTTTGTTTAATTGTTAATTACTAATATCTTGTTTATCACCATAAAGCCCATGCTTTTCATCCCGCCGTTGTTGTTCATCTGTTTCACCGAGTATTTCTTCAGGCACGTTCTCTAATATCTCTTTCCATTCTGCATGAGTAGGAATGCTCTCCGTGGCACTCATAGTATAGATGCCAAAGTCGCATGAAATATTGCACAGTTGGTCGGCAATTGATTCAGCATCTTTTTCTCTTACCACTACGGCAAGTTTTACGATTCGGAATTGTTTAGCGTTCATATATTTAACCTAGCACGTTTCACCGAATTGTCAAATGAAGATTTTGACGGCTTGACTTTTAATTTCATTAATGTAAGTATCTCCCATTTCACCGAACGGACAGAAGGGAGATGTCACATAACAGAACCACCGAGCGAATGAATTGCTCATTTCTTTATCGGGAGTTTGATACTTTTTCAAAACTTTCCATGTCCAACTCCCATCAAGGGATTGCCAGACTTCATAAGGATTGTCTTTCGTTCTCATTTTACCACAAAGATTTTTATTTATCATACTTATACCATAACACACGAAATGAAGATGTCAAATTCTTTTTCAAAGTTTTTATCACCGAATCATTTACTCAACTTCACCGAATCAAATACTGCGTTTCACCGAGTCATCCCAAGAAATAATGTCCAGTAATTCTTCTCTCATAACGCAGAATTAATGGCCAGTATTTCTTCGTATGGCTGGCGGTGCCTAAAAGATATTTGAAGAAACTTTTTGACAAATTCCTTTTGTGTGCTAATGTATTGGTATGAAGAATATATTTTGTTACAAGCAATCCGAGTATGACGGTTCTTGGTGGATACATTTCAATACAGATAAGCCCTATTATTTTTATGGGATGAACCCTCCGAAAAATAGTAAGTATCCCATCATTTATGCTAACAATCGGCATTTTCGGTTTGACAAATAACTTTTGTGTGCTAATGTATTGGTATGAAAACTGAAGTTTATCTCGGGAACTGGGGTACGGTTGTTTGCTTCAATGACGCGCACCGCGAATATCTCAAAGCGGCAAAAAACTACAGGGACATCTATCAAGCAACCCTTAGCTGGTACATGTCTTGGCTCACACCAACAATGGAGCGGGAATACAAAACTGCTATGGAAGAAGCTAAGAGTAAAGCAGATACTTTGTGGGATGCTATTCCCGATAAGACAGATGATTTAAGTAAAAGCCATTAACTTATATGAAACTAATTATCACTAACCACGAAGATCATATTACAGTTGAAGTTCAATCTGGTGTACTTGCAAAAGATATATACACCTTTGATGACTATAAACAAGCCCGTTCTTTTTGCATTGGCTTTATTTGTGCCAGGAAACATGCCTCAGAAGCGGTTCAATCCTTGCCAATGAGTTATGACCTGTTTTCTTAAGATGAATTCCGTTTGATAACAATTAGATTTATGACGAAGTAAACATTGAAACATTGGACATTGAAAAATACGAAATAACTGATAGCAAATAACATTTCGTGGCATCGAATGGTTCTAATAGAGAGTAGCCGATAGAACAGCAGAATAAACTGTAAATGCTTAGGCCTCTTATGCCACAATATATTTCAGCATCTAACCATTAAATAACGCTGGCCAGGCGCTATACCCCGGGATTCTCACTCCCGGGGGCTTTTTTTTGTACTTCTCACCGAATCATTTACTGTGTCTGGCAATAAATAATGTCCAGTATTTCTTATATTATGATAAAGAAATACTGGCCAGTATTTCTTCGTATGGCTGGCGGTGTCCAAAAGATATTTGACGAAAGTTTTTGACATTTGTATTTTATGGTATAGTGTGAAGCATGAATATAACTTCAATTGGATCTGAGGAACAATGTCGGGATTATGGCATGTTCACTCGTCAAGCAATCGTTTTTCATTCCGTTACTGGTAAACTAGTAAGATGCAAAGCAACTATCCCCGACACTTATTTCAGTATTCCCGCAACCACTAAAACAGAACATGGTTATATTGGCTCGCGGGAAGATGGTGAATTAGAATTTCGCCCACATACCACTCAGACACTTTCCCCGGTAGAATGGCGTAAACAATATAAAAAAGATTGTAGATAATATTTGACAATTTCAATAACTATGCTAAGGTAATAATATGAAACTAATTCTTCCTAAAGCATGTAATATGTTCGGCGCAAGTATGGGCAGGTTAACTCGTTTGCCTCAAGATGTTAATGCCCCTATTAAATTGCACATGGAAAAACTTAAATGGATTGATTTAGATTATGATAAAAGCGGGGCGTATTGGGGATACACTCCAGAAACCAACATGTATTGTGCTTGGTCTGAATTTGAACCAGTTCAGGTCTTTGTTCGGGCAAGTAGCAGACGGGATGCCAAATGTCTTGTTCGGCAGCTAGTTACTAGCGCAAGATTCTTTAACTAATCGGTTGACAAAAATATAAATAGGTGTAAGGTATTACTATGAATAAAAAAACTGCAAATAGAGTTTGGTCACTAATGCCTAAAGGCATTCCAAGATACATTCGAGTTTATGACAATTGTTGTTTAGGTTCTGATGAGCGATATGTTGTTATTTACTCGGGCAAATATCGTTCAATCCCGAATCGGCAGTGTTGTACGAAAACTGGTCCTACTGGATTCCTATGGATTTACATGTCGGAGAATCCGTTTGATTCTAAAGGTACTTTTGAACGTAGTGAAAGCAAGCGTCAAGTTGACGTGAATAAGGCAGGATTTGCTCCTGCTATTGGTCGCAAAAATTATCTTGGCACGCGCATTCCTTTTTCTGAATTGCCCAAAGATTGTCAGAAAATTGTCCTGCATGAATATCGAGAAATTTGGAATCTTCCCGCTTCAATATTTACACTTGTGGAAAAACTTAATCCCAAAGGCTTTAGGCTTATGACCCCAAAGATGGGTAGCATTGTTGCTTATATTCTCGGGCAAGAATGGGTTACTCCGCAAGTTAATAGCTTGGTGGTAACAGGTGATGGCTTTGTTCTCGCACAAGTTAAAGGTAATAGCGGATATAACCATTTTCTCGGTTCGGAAAATGATTTAGCCCGCAATTGGGATGAGTTGTTGCATGTCGCGGACCTTGCTCCTGATGAATATACATTGGCCGAAAAACTGTTTAGCGAAAAAGTAATGCGCCAATGATTGGTTTGTAGTGAGCGAAGCCCCTAGCTTCTTTAAGCTGGGGGCTTTTTTTGTACTTCTCACCGAATCATTTACTGTGCCTGGCAAGAAATAATATCCAGTAAATGTATATCTATGATATAGAATTACTGGCCAGTATTTCTTCGCCTGATCTTCGTCGGTGGTGTATAAAAGATATTTGAAGAAACTTTTTGACATTTTACAGGAGTATGTTATGGTGTAATAGATATGACATACGGGAACAATGATAGAGTTTACAACAGTATGAAACGATATGCTTTAATTCGGTTAGAATATGGAGCCAACAAAGTTTTAGCCGAATCTGCTCCATGTGACTTTAAAACTGCTCTTGACAAGTTTCAATCACTTTTCAGCGGTGCCCTTGATCTTGATGAACGAGGATATGCAAAGTTGAATGATATGACATCTTTTTGCATAGCTGAATATCACGAGAATTTCTCGCCTCTTCTCTGACGAATGACTAAACTATAACACAATAAAATAATATGAAATACTAATATACAATATAAATAATCCATGTGGCCCTAGCATTCAATGCTGGGGCTTTTTTCTGTACTTCTCACCGAATCATTTACTGTGCTCAGACAAGAAATAATGTCCAGTAATTATTCTGCTATGCTCATAGGATGCTCACAGGATGTTCATAGGATGCTCACGGTTCCACCAAGAAATAATGTCCAGTATTTCTTCGTATGATCTTCGTCGGCGGTGCCTAAAAGATATTTGAAAATTCCGTTTGACATTTATATGCTTATGGTGTAAGGTGTTAATACAATATGAAACAAAAAATTGAATCACAACCGTTAATGAATTACTTCGCCGCAATTTTATTCCGAACTAATCAAATAGACGAGCTTGCACAAGCATACTTGAATAAGTTTGAATTCATGCCAAACGATCAAATCCTTGATCGTCTCTGGGATATTGCCAATGCGGAATTCAAAACAAAGTGCAATGAAGATTGGAATCAATGTGATAAATTGCCAGAATGGATGCAAAGCTATTTGGACGGTTGGACTCCATACGCTCCACCTAAGCCAGGGTCATTGTATTCTACGCTGTCTTATTCTTGTGTGTCAAATGATGCTCACTTGCGGAACCTCCTGGAACAAGCAGAAGGACGGGAAACAAACGGATTGGAATTCCCTGTCTGTGCAGAGCATTCAATCGTGAACAAACTTTCAGGAATAACCATTTGACAACAGGATAGACTGTGTTAATGTAGGAGACGATATATGTATATACAGATTTCGACAAAATGTAATATGACTTGCAGTCACTGCTGTTTTGCTTGCACTGCCAAGGGAACCGATATGAGCAGGGAAACTTTCCACGCGGCAATTAAACTTGTCTCCGATCAGGATTGTTCAATTACTATTGGAGGCGGAGAACCTACTTTGCATCCACTTTTTCAGGAATTCCTTATGTATGCTGTATGGGAATTAGCATCCCAATCCAATAGTCTGGGGTCTCCTGCTGTGTTTATGGTAACTAACGGCACCAATGAGAATGTTTCTCTTACGCTTGCACACTTGGCAGAGCGCGGAGTTATTGGGTGTCGTTTATCTCAAGATCAATACCATGATAAAAGTATGGTTACTGATAAAGTACGCAAAGCATTTCAACGCCCTAAAAAAGATTTATATGCGTCTAACTTTCAGAATGAATACGATTGCAGGGACATAAATGGCGAAATAACTTATGTTCAAGCAATGGGCAGGGCTAAAAACTGGGGCAATCGCAGTCAAAAAGCTGGTTGCTGTGGTGGATTGTTCTGTACTCCTCGGGGCAATCTTTATGCATGTGAATGCAAAAAAGTAAAACTCGGAACAATCTTTGATCCTCAGAATGTTTACTATGGGCATTATGAAGGTGGTTATTGCAGTCAATCAGAAGAATATAAAACAGAAGTCCTCCATGTTGGAGAACAAGAGACTGTGAAAATGTAAGATTTCTTTGGCGGTTCTATATTCATATTGTATAGGTGCCTCTGGTCGGAACCAGAGGCATTTTTGTTTTTCATCCTTCGCTCACCGAATTAAATACTATTCTCACCGAATCATTTACTGTGCATCGTAAGAATTACTGGCCAGTATTTCTTTGAATATTTACTGGCCAGTATTTCTTCAAATTCTTAATATAATAACGGGCGGAATACTATTGAAATATAGTATAAGAAATACTGGCCAGTATTTCTTCGGCCTCCGCCGCTCTCTGCCGTCGGTGCTTAAATTCTTTTTAGTGCATCAAATAAATCCAAAATAAATCAAAAACAATTTGACTTTTTCCTGTTTAGATGTAGTGTGTAATTGTTAGAGTAAAAAACAATTAAATTGAAAGAATCAAAATATGGCTCATAGAATAGAACAGAACGATCAACAGCAAGGTATTCAACAGGCATGGCACGGTCTTACTAAGATCAAGCCAGTTATCACGTTAGAAGATAATTGGCTAACAGAATGGGATGTGCAACCCATTCTCCTGGAAAAACGTGGGAAACCATCGAAATGGGCAGTCCTTGAATGCTCTGACATTCCCGACGTTGAAATAGGGCAACCCTACAACCCCGAAACTTTCAAGCCGGTTGACAACAAATCCTTCCTTGAACTGGTCAGGGCTAGTATCGCCGGAACTTCGCATGAAATTGTTTCCGTGGGAAGTGTCCGCAACAGGGGCAGGGTCTTTGTTTCCACTAAGCTAAATGGTATGGAAGCATTTGTCGCTGGCGGTCGTTCATTCTCCGCCTACCTCAATTTCGGCAACGGACACGATAAATCCTCGGTGTTGTGGGTCAATACTAGTAATACATGCACGGTTTGCGACAATACATTTTCTTCCAATCTGTTTAGCGTGGAAAATAAACATTCCGATAATTCCGATGATATTCGTATCCGCCAGCGCCACACAAAAAACGCAATCATGCGGTTGCCAGAGATGGCGAAATTGATCGATAAGGCAATTGGCGTTCAAGCTGAATTTCAACTTGAATTTCAAAAACTAAGCCAAGTGCCGTTGTCTAGTCCAGTCGCTACAAATCTCTTTGCTGGCTTCCTCGGGCGTAGAATAACCGATGCAAAGACCGTGGAAAAAGGTCTTTCCACTCGGGCAAACAATACTATATTGCAACTTGTAAACCTTTATGAGTCTGGCAAGGGGAATGGCGGTAGTACTCGTGCCGACGCATTTTCAGCGGTGACTGATTACTATACGCATTACTCTAGTGGCAAAGACACCAATCCAATGCGTCAATTCCTTTCCTCCGAATACGGTTCGGGGCAGCAATCTAAAGCCGATTTTTGGCGATTGGTTACTAGGGATGATGATGACGAATCATTCAACGGTTGTGTTGACTTAGGCAAACAGCTATTGGCGAATACTACCGCATAAATTATCTGGTCGATCACGCCCGGGGTATAAACCTCGGGCCTTTTTTTTGTACTTCTCACCGAATCATTTACTGTGCATCGTAAGAATTACTGGCCAGTAAACATTTCTTAATATAATACCCGTGGAATAATATAATTAAGAATTACTGGCCAGTATTTCTTCCCCATGCCGGGGAACCTCAGCTCGGACGATAGCGATCAAAAATAGTTTCAAATACTTTTTGACAAACAGAGAACCTGTGGTATGGTGTTGGTGTAAGAGAGCAACACGCTCTCTAGTGTTAACTCGAAAGTAAAAATATGTTAGACAAGAAAAATGTGGTTCAAATGGTATCCGTGTTAGAGATGCTCGGTTTTATCAAGACCAATGGAACAGCTTGCCGGTTTGTCGCTATCCTTAGCAAAACGCCAGTGGTCAAGATCAAGGCAGGAAACCCCTGGGGAGCATCTGCCAAGTCCAAAAATGGCTTGTATAAGGTATCCCGGAAGATTGGCATTGTCAACGCTAACTATAATACTAGCGTTTGCACTCGGATTGCTGCTAAGCTTGGCGTCGAATTGTCCCAAGTTGAGTACCAGAACGGCGAAACATGGTATGAACACCTTAAGACCATAGACGGCAAAAATCTTCCGTTGGTCCAACACAAGGACGAAGCCAAGCGTGATGGTCAATACTATCTCCAATACTTCCCGCATAAGTCCACACGTGCCTATTGTAATGAAGCCAATGAACCAGAGTTTGATGAAGTGGTTGCTCCCTGGCTTTACAAGGAAACTGAAAAACCAGACTTTAAGCCCTCCGTGATTGCCGTCAATCTCAAAAACGTCTATTATCTAAGAGCATCTGGCGTAGTAGTTGAAATGCCAGAAATGGCCGAAGTCGAATCCATTTTAGCCGATTAGTTGGCCATTCGAGAACACAACACGAGCAAGGATCGTGCCAGAAATGGTACGGTCCTTCGCTTTTTCCTGCCCAAATTTCACCGAATTAAATACTGTGCTCCGCAAGAATTACTGGCCAGTATTTCTAAATACATTAGGCGATATAAGAATATTTACTGGCCAGTATTTCTTCGGTCAAGGCAGGGAAGCCGGGTTGGCGATCAAAAGTAGTTGTAAATATTTTTTGACAAATTACCTGGATGATGTATGATATGGACATGAATGATACACCCATTGTTCTGGGAATGAAGTTTAGAAATTTAGTTCACCACCGGACTGGCAACGGTCGGCGATCAAAACTGATAAGTGTAGCAGTAACCTGTACCGTGATAGAAGTTGGCACCTATTGGGGTTTCGATGGTAGCTACGAAGGATGCCGGTATGCATGGTCAATTGATGGCGCGACATATACCCATCAAAGCGATTTGCACCATGTCAGGTGTTCAATCGCGTTGCACGCTGATAAATAACGGAAAGCATCATCACTCATCCCCGGAGGCAGACATCCGGGGCCTTTTCCCTGCCCAAATCTCACCGAATTAAATACTGTGCTCACCGAATCATTTACTGTGCATGGCAAGAATTACTGGCCAGTATTTCTTTGAATATTTACTGGCCAGTATTTCTTCCCCCATGCCGGAGAACCTCAGCTCGGACGATAGCGATCAAAAATAGTTTCAAATACTTTTTGACAAACAGAGAACCTGTGTTATGGTCTATATGTTGAGAGCGGGATACGTAAGCCCGCCAAGTCTCGAAAAATACTGTGTTGGAAAGACAATCAAATGAATACTGAAAATACTGCCGAAAACATCATTGCCGCTGCCCCTGAAACCAGCAAGCCTGCTGCCGCATCCGTCCTTATTGCGTCTATGTCCACGGAGGAACTTGACGCGGTTGCCGTTGCCGTTGGCGTGCAGGTCGGCAAGACCCGAAGCGTGACCGTTAGCCGGTTGAACAAAGCCATTGCCGATGGCAAGGCGCAGGTCAAGATGGTCTGCACCATCAGCTATAAGCCGGCAGATGGGTCTGCCAACCGCGTGACCTACTTTGGGCGCACGCTCCGAACCTATGTTAGCGGTCCGGGGCAGGGCAATTGCACTTGGCTGCTCCCGGCCAATGCAATTCAGGGATGGCCTAGCGATCCCAACGAAGCATAACGATTCCTAATCTCACGCTCCCGGGAATTGCTCCCGGGAGCCTTTTCCTGCCCTCGTTTCACCGAACCATTTACTGGCCAGTATTTCTTTTTTTGCCCTCGTTTCACCGAATCATTTACTGGCCAGTATTTCTTCCCTCCCTCGCTGGCGCAAAAAGTAGTTTCAAATACTTTTTGACAATTGAGCTTGGTTGTGCGATCTTAGTGGCAAGTATGCAAAATAAAATTGAATCAGTGAACGCGGATCAAGAGGCGGCTATAGCCATGTCCTCTGAAATTCTTGACAATTGCAAAGCGATCAACAATACGCTGACCATTGCCGGTGTCCGGCCACACTTCCAAGCGCATTATGCCAAGCTTGGCAAGAGCAAGCAATCATCTGTAATTGGCATCATGGAGTTAGTCCGGGACATTCTTAGAATGGCCAATGCCGAATTGCCAAGAGGTATTGAGAAGACTGAAATTCGGCCAGTGGCAATCGGCGTCAGTCTATTCACGACCGAAGTGATTGACATGGTCGGCGTAAGGTTTGCCAATGGTACGACAAGATACCGGCCGCAATCGGTACGGAATTGTTTGTCCACGTACGGGACACAAGATGGAACTATCGGAAAAATCGACTTGACGCCAGACGAAGACATTGATCGGGAAAGCAATATTCCCCGATCTAAATGGTACTTAGTTAAGAAAACCTAATAGTCCCCCAGACTCCCCCCCGGCTCCCCCGGGGGTGTGTGTCTGAACAGGCCTGAAAACACCCCTCCCAATCGCCCCCCCTACCTGTTTAACATATGGATACTACTTTTAATAGCTACATATACGTATTCATGCATATGCGTATTTTATAGGCATAGAATTTGTAGTAGAGGTATAGGTGTTTCAAAAAAATCCTGGAAAACAAATTTTATAGCTTGCTTTTTGGAATTGGGTATGGTAATGTAGTGGGATATGAAAAAGTATATAACTAACACAGAGAACACATGTTGGTCGGATTGTTTGGCATGTTTATTGGAGATAGAGCCTGAGCGGGTTCCGAAGTTTGTGAAGTTATATGGGGAGAAGTATATGAACATGACTCGGGTATGGTTGAAGAAGAATTTTCGGAGGGGGTTGGTATATATTCCTGCTCGTGCGTTTATGGAGACTGGGGGGTTACGATTAAACGGTCCGATTGGGCCAGAGGGTTACAGTATTGTTAGTCTTTCGATGGTTGACGATAGGTTTGGGCACGCGGCGATTGCTTTTAACGGGGGGATATTATATGACAACGGGGATGATCGGAGTGAAGAATATGGAACTATTTGCGGATATTTTGTTATGTATGATTTAGAACCTGCGAAGGTGACATGGGTAAAGAGGCCCAAGAAGGTAAAAAAATATGAAAAAAGAATTAAAAGGTAAGGTTGTATATTTGGAGAATGTGCCGTCATTTTTGATTTGCGAGAGTGGGAAGAAGGATCCGGTTAATCCTTTGGGGTGGCAATATTATCGAGAGCACACGGTTGAGGTGGATGATTGGTTAATGAACAGTGGTCGGCGGATGAGGCCATCACCGAGTGGGCAGTTACCATATTAAGTTTGGATTGTCATTTGCCATCATTTTTTCGATGATGGCACCGCTGACCCATTTAGCGCCTGCGATATAACCTGCGTGGAACACACGATGAGCGGCTGCGCAGGCTTTGGGAGATTTCTCGGGGTCGAGTTTATTAGTTACGAGGTATTCTTGCCAGGCTCGTAGGGATTCGGCTTCACAGGCATCGATAGCTTCTTGGGGTGATTTGAACGGCATATTCATATTTTTGGAGCAAGGAAACCGCTATCCCTTTAGGGTAGCGGAGGAATTGCGACCATTCTTAATGTTAACACATCCTTTCCAAATGTCAACAAAAGAAAAATCATTTATTTTGAAATAATTTGATGTTTTGATAATTTCAATGATATATATTAGTGTGCTAAGTTATAATACTCAACTTTTAATGAAAAATGAAGAAGATTTTGATTCGCTGAAATCAATTCTTGATATGCATAAAATAGTATTTAACTTCGCTTCCCAACTTCAATTTACTGAAAAAAAGAATTCGCTGATAATTCTCCATTCTAAAGTTTATAATAATATTCGAAAACAATATTCAAACATTCCATCTCAAGTAATTATTAAAGCGGAACAGGAGTGTCTTTCCAGTTACAAATCCACAAAATCTAATAAACACAAATTAAAATTTCCAATTATTAAGAAGAATTTATCAATGCGTCTTGATAAACGACTTTATTCTCAAGATAAAAAAGATAAATATTCCATCCGAATTACCACTAATAACAAACGACAGTCTTTTAAATTTGTTGTTTATCCACAACTTAAGAAACTATTGGATAAATATCAATATAAAGATCCGCTTATTTACGAAAATAATGGAAAATTGTTTATTTCTTTTTGTTTTGAAAATAAACCAAAAGAAATGTTAAACCAGAAATTAGCATTGGGGGTTGATATAGGAATTAGACGTAGTGCCGCCACATCAGATGGTAGATTAATTATTGATAAAAAATTTAATGGTAATAAACGTAAGTTAAGACATTTAAAAGATTGTCTTAAATCTAAAAGTAATAAATCATCCAAAAAACATCTTAACAAACTGCGTCATAAAGAGCATAACCAAAATAAAAATCAAACTCATTTAATTGCCAATGAAGTATTAAAAACTAATGCCGACACCATTGTATTAGAAAATCTCAAAGGAATAAAGAAAAAGAAAAATAGATATCAAAATAAGAGAAACATTAGTCAAGTACCGATGTTTGAACTCCGTAGAATAATAACATATAAGGCAGAGAATATGGGTAAAACCATAACTTTCGTTCGCCCATCTTATACTTCTCAAACTGACTGCGTAAGCGGTAAGATTGAAGGTGAAAGACATGGTTGTAGGTTTTATTCTAAAAACGGTCTTGTTTATGATGCGGATATCAATGCTAGTATAAATATAGCAAAATTATCCAAACTTCCCGTATCACAGACCTCGAATCTGACTTATGGGCAGGCGACAGTCAATTCGCCAATTGTATGTAAATCTTCTGCTAGTAAGGAAGTATTACAAGCCCCTATGCCTTTAGGCTAGGAGTAGTTGACATATCAAATATCAAAATTATCAGTTGGGGTATTATTATGGGATTTTAATTCTTTAGTTATTGCTTTATGTTTTCCCTCATCATTTTCCATGACGAGGACTTCGAATTCACATTTCACGTAATCGACTCCTGCATCCAGGAGCATTTGGGATAGGGCATGTGTATTAATTTCCTCATTGGTGTCTACATTTTTCAATGTGACATAGGATAGGGCTGGGGGTTGGTTGAATTCGTTTACTTTTCCGATATATTTAGCGACTATTTTCATCTTCCGTATCTTTCTCGAAGTTAGTTTCTTGGTGACATTCCGAACATATTCCGATCATATGTCCGCATATATTTTCTTCCAAGCATCCTAATGGGGCAGCACCACAGCAAGAAGAGACCATTAGGCATTGGGTTATAATTTCCTCTTCGTTCTTGTTATAGTTATTCATTGTAATATTACCTTGTTATAAGTATTACGTCAAAGTTTTTCCTTTTGTGGGTTGCATTTTTACTCGGGAGATGATATAATTCTTGAGTGCTATTTCGCAAGAGATGAGGAATTCTTCACTTACGCGGGTATGATTTTTGGTACGGATTTGATTTTTTGCAAATTCCAGGGCAAACTTCTTTACTTTGGATGCACATATAAGTCGGAAGGTTATTTTTATTTTTTCTTTTTCTTTAGCAATGGTTTCGGGCCAAGATTTGTCTTTGTCAATGGTTTCGGGCCAAGATGTATTCATGGGTGCAACATAGCACATCTGAAATATTTGTCAACTTCCTATTTTTAGAATTGTGAACGTCTATATATTATCGAATATGCATCAATTTCAAAAGAGTCGAATCAAGTTATTAGCGGAGATTCAAGATCTTATTACTGAGAGTTTTATAGAGAGCAGTCGAATTCTTTCCAGGGATATGCGTCGGCGCAATCGTACATTAAGGGGGCTTCGCAAAGAAGTTGATAATTGGATTAATGAGATGACTGATGCAGAAAAACTACAAGAGAAGAAACGTCGGTTGAATAAAGAACGGAGAAAGAAATCTCATGAACTACTTATTAATCCTGAATATGGCCAATAATTTGTGTTTATTTCATATGCATTATATTGCATTTGTCTTTTATTCATTGCTATGAGATTTGATTCTGAGAGTGTGATAATGGATCGGGGGATTAATTATTATCATCCTATTGTGACTCCGCCTGTATTTAAGCAATACGAGTTTCATCCTTATATATTACGTGAGGCCGTGGAAGAGTTCAATCAGAAGTTAGATAAGCGTCCTTGTGTGAGCATGTATTTTGATCACATTAAAGTTGATGTATTAAGTCTGGCATTTAGGAGTGATGATACATTAGCCATAAGGCTTGTGGTAAAGGAGGGGGATATTGACAGTATTCACGAAACTCAGTTTACTATTAAGGGGGATGTATATTTTGAGAATGGGTCAGAGGTTAAAGTTGACAAGATAGTTATCAAAGATGTTATGTATTCTGAGGAGAAGGGGATTTTCACTTACTTGGAGGAAGGAAGCCCCAACGGCTTTAGCCTTGGGGAGGAATTCCGACCTAGGGGTTGTTGACCGAAAAAACTTGACACCTTTGATGGGGTCTGGTATATTTATTGAAATGGGCCTGTAATAGATTCGATCTATGATTGATGGCTTATAATGCAAGTGCTGGTTGGTCGGATGGACAGCATAAAATCTGACCGAAGACAGATGACAATCGCTTAAATAAGATTGCAGAAATTGATTTTGAGATGTCGCTTAACGATGTTGAGGAGTCAGTTTTCGAGTTGGCTTTGGCATAATTCGGACGTGGATAAGGATACTCGCTACAAAATCCACGGCTCTATAGCGGGTGAAACTTGATATGGTTCCAATCATATTACTGCTGACATACCAGTGTATGGATATGCCGCTCAGGTGTTCGTAAGTAAACGGCAGAAATCACCAACGAACTAAACTTGTAGTATTGTAAGTTTTCTATTATAGAGACCCGAAGGGCAGATCTTCGGCAGGTCCACCAATTTCACATCCTTGGGAGCAAGGAAGCCCCTGTCCCTTTAGGGTAGGGGTTGTTGATGTGGGTTCGATTAGTGAATATTCAAGCATTGTTTAATGAGAGTTGGAAAAGTTTTCAGTATAATTTTCAAATCCAACCAAATACTAAAATGTTGGGAGTATTCGATATCTAAGTGAATCATGTGTTTGAATGTGGTTTTATTTTTACCACTAACCTGCCAAAGTCCAGTTAGTCCAGGGGCTACACTGAATCTTTTATAATCCCGAGGCGCATATAATTTGTATTCATATAATGTGCATGGGCGTGGACCGACAATGCTCATGTCTCCACATAGTACGTTGATTAGTTGTGGAAGTTCATCTAATCCAGTGGCGCGCAGAGTGGCTCCGAAGAATAATAATCTAGTATCACCCCGAATATCCAATTTAATCATTGGAATTTCTTTCTCAATTAACTGACGTACGTAATTGTGGTGTATTTTAGCATTTGCATTCCGATGCATTGTTCTAAATTTGTAACATGTGAATTCTTTTCCGTTTAGTCCTATACGTTGTTGGCAAAATAGTATTGGACCATGTGAACTCAGTTTTATCGATAGGGCTATACCAGCACCAATTATAAGTAAGATAGGAGATAATATTATAATTAATGTATAGTCTAAGATACGTTTCCATTTTGGTATTTTATCTTTTTGTTGCATTAGAATAAATATATCATATTCGTCCCATTCTTTTTTTTTTTTCCTTTCCACTGTTCCTGTATATTTATACTATGTAACAAATTATGGCTATTTTACTTAAAGACCAATTGTATCAATCGATTCAAATAAGGCAACCTATAATGCATGGGTATAGTTCAATTGAGATTGATAACGCTTTGACAGAAGCGACGATGAATTACACTAATCCAGCGGGAGAAGAATCAACATTTGAATATGATCCCAAAGCGAAAGCTGGTTCTTCAACTGCAATTAGGCTTCACTATAAAGCTCCCTTTGTGAACATACTTAAGAAAGGAAAGAGCGATCCCAAGACTTGTGAGAGTGCTACACGGATATTTTATGATTTTTACGCGATAGAATTAATGCATAGATTTGTGGGAAGTCCGATACCAGATCCAGATCTTAATAATCCGAAGTATGCGGGGGAATTTACTCCACAGCAAAAACATAAATACAAAAGTGCTATCGCTCAGGCTGGTCTACAAGGTGGGAATACTATGGGTGTTTTCTTTGTTCCCGATTGGAATGATGTTGAATTTCATCCAAGTGGAGTTTCTATTGTTCCTTTCAGACTTCGTAAGATTATTGATCAAGTGTTTGACGAAGTTGTTATTCAAGTTTCTGATATGTTAATGGCGCATTTGCGTCTTACGCTAGTTCAAGAATTTCGATATTTTATTTCTCTTTGTCCCGACTGGCAACTGTTTCGTCATAAGTTGGTTGGAATTTATAATAAAAATTCGGGTAAGATTTCCAAATCAGAATTTAATGCTGCTGTTGCCGAGAAAATTCCGGTTATGAAGGGGAATGAAGATGCTGTCAAGCGTCTATTAAAGTTCTGTAAGTATTACTCGCCAATGTCTCCTGATCCTGCGGATGCGGCTTCCGCTGAGCCTGTTGAGCCAATAGTAGGTAAGCCTCCTATTGAACCGAAAGCTGAACCTGAGCCAGAACCAGAAGAACCTTCAGTAGTTCAAACGCCATTGGAGCCTGATGATACTGATTATGACATGCCTCCTGTGGAAGTTCCACCAGGAGCCGAGTCAGAAGATGATCCAGTTGATTATTCGGATGAACTTAAGAAAGTTAATAAGGACAAACTTAAGCAGTGGATAGATCAGAAAAAAGTACTTACGAATAAGTATTTGCTTAAGTATAAAAAAGGACTTACAGGATTCACCGAGAGTATTAACAACCCAAGTTATGCTGTTGGTCGTCTTAGTCCTCACACTATTCTTAAACTCAAGAAGGCAATTGATAAATCGGGATTAACATGGAACGACATCATGCTTGGCTATAACAAGTTTAAATGGAATCAGGGTTATGGTGGACCTAAGTGGGGGGCTGGTGTAGAAGCATACATGAGTTTGATGCCAAAAGCGAAAAGCAAAGATATTGAGGCAATGGCGGGTCAGATTGATCATATCTATGATTTGTATCATAATAATGGAGAACTTTTGGATAAGGGTGGTATGTATGTTCCAACAATTGAATTGGATCGTCGTGCTAAAATTATCAGTTTATCTCGCTATCTTCCAAATGTATCTACACTTATTCAGCGGCTTATTCTACGTGTACTTCCGTATGTTAGCAAACATCCAGAGATAGAGAAGGACATTCAATCGACCATTCATAGTCCTGTTCAACCGTTTACACCAGAGCAACAGACATTTTTGGAGAAGAACAAATTTGTGAAGTCCCCGTCGGGGGAGGAATGGACTGTTCACGCTCCATTTACGAATAAGAAGAATGAGACTGTTAATTACAAATATACAGTAAAGTTTCATAAGAATGGATTATTTTCTATTGCAGATTCGATGGATGCCGATGTTCAAGTATTTGCCACTTGGCCAGAGCTTGAAGAAATACTAAAGCATTATGCTAGTTCTTTCGTTAAATCTACGCCTGGGCAGTATAATTATGCACCATCAACTCCGACGAAAATGTCGGAAAAGGATAAATATCTTTCGGAAAAGGTTAAAATTAAGTTGAGTGCCGATAAGGAAACCAAATTGCTAGAAGAATGCAAGATGGCATGGAGACCTTCAAATAGTTATTATAAGGCACATCTTCCGAACGATAATAGATTCCAGTTCTATGCATTTTCCGACGGAACGTTTATGGGATGTGTCAAGTCCACTGGAATGATTGGTGTTAAATCTGACAATTGGAGTGCTGCATTTGAGCATTGCAAAAATATGACGGCTAATGCATTGCCATTACCAAGTTCAGAGTATGATGAAGGTAAGGCATGGATTGGTTTGTCGATGACAGCGCCTCCGCCAAAGATTATTCCGTCCAAAGCTGTTCCTACGTCTCCATCTGTGGGGGCACCTCCACCAGTCACTTATATTACTCCTGAATCCAGCAATGCAATGTCTTCGGTCGAAGTGCATACATTACAAATTCTCGCAAGTCAACACAGTGGCATTAAAGTTGTACCCAATGCTATGCCAGGTGTAAGTGTGACTTTTGCAATCACGATTGGAGGGTATGATTTTATTTCTCTTATTATTCAAAAGAAAGCTATTTCTTCCGAGGGCAAGAACTATGTGGTTACCCATTTTCTTACTGATGGAAAAAATGAAAATTGGCATTTTGCCAACTGGAATCAGACTTATAGTTTTGTCGAAGATAATTTCTCGCTGCTTACTCAAGTTGCATCGGAGGTAGCGCATCAAATCTTTGCGCCCACTAGTCCATCAATTATGGCGCAGGTATCATCGACTCCAATGGGTTATCCCTCGTTATCAAAGGCATCTTACACGGCTCATGTAGGCATTGATAAACCACCTTCTCATACCATTCGTCTAACTACAGAAGATGAGAATGAAATAAAGAAATTAGGATTTGAACCAAAGATGGTAGGCACTGATGTATGGTATGTTCATAAGACTATTGCCGATACAGTCAAGTTCTTTCCGAATGATGTTGCCAAGATTCTTGTTCTCAACAAGGACCATATTTCGGTTGTTATTACCAAGAAAATTGAAGAGGCTTTGGAATGGTTAAAGGTCAATTATTCAGGAGCCACACAGTCTCCTATTTTAGCTCCACCACAGGATTCACCAAAGGGGTCCAAAGCGGGAGCAATGTATGAAAAAATTCTTTCTACTGCGGGGTTTAACTGGGATCCGGTTATAAGCAAGTATATTAAGCCTAATAGTTTTGGTTATGATTCTACTATTACTATTAAGCCTTTCCCGAAGTCCACATTGGTTGATGGCGCAGGTAGTATGAGTACTTTTGACAGTTTACCAGCACTTGTCGCATATCTTAAGAATATTCCGCAAGACAAAAAAAAAATATTAACCCCTCCTTCTGACCAAGAGATTGATGTAGTACTCGCCAGTTCTGGATTCAAGTTAATAGACGGGACTTCTGACACTGTTAACGTATATAAGAATAATTCAACGGGTCAAATTATTGTCTATGATAAGAGCAATAAGAAGTCTATATCTAAAACTTCCGATGGAGAATCTCAACACTTTGATACTCCTGACGTTCTAGTTAATTATTTGGCAACTATACCATCCCTTTCGCAGTCAGCTAATTCTTTATCGGAAACAGAGATGGGAATCATTGAAGAGATTGTGCAGAGCTATGGATTAACTGCCAAAGTTAAGCATATTGGTTCCAAGATTGGAGCAAATGCTTATATAGCCATCATGGCTAAAGATGGTATCGACACGCTCTATAACATTCGAAAACTTGATAATAAATTTCATTTCAACAAACTGCCTTCGGTTGGTTTCAGTGGTCCATCATCTGCTAATAGTATAGTTTTTACACCAGATTGGGATAAGATGATTTCATGTTTGCATGAGCAATTGAAGCCTTATAAGATAGAGCCTGCAGACCCATCTCTCCAAAACTTGAATAATTCTTTATCGGAAACAGAGATAGGAATCATTGAGGCGATTGTGTTTAGTTATGGATTAACTGCCAAAGTTAAGTATATTGATCACCCGATTGGAAATGCTTATATTCACATCGTGGCTAAAGATGGTGTCGATACGCTCTATACCATTCGAAAACTTGATAATAAATTTCACCTCCAAAAAATACCGTTGTTTGATTCTCCAATACTTGAACCTGTAGTTATTGCGCCAGAGTGGGAAAAATTAATTTTATATTTGCATGAGCAATTGAAGCCTTATAAGATAGAGGCCCCAGACAAACCCACAGACAAACCCGCAGAAGGTATTACATTAAAGGATTATCAACAAATTAAAGAAGCAGTTGATAGCTATGGAGAAAGTGTATGGTCCGAATATGTTCATGCGGCATATGGACAGAGTGCTTATGTTGAAGTTACTCATAAGCCAAAGTTTGATGAACCAGGGACTATAATATTTAGTATTGGGAAACTTGGCAATTTTTATCAAATTAATGATGACCAGAACAAACCCAAAGACAATTCGCCAACTTTAGCAGGTATTATTGCTCGTATCCACTCCATATTGTCTGCGATAGCGAGTCAAGCAGAAGTTCATCCTGAAATATTGAAGATGATTGGTGATTTAGCTACGAGTGCCAATTTCAATTCCATTAAGCCCGAGGAAGGTAAGTCACTTACTTATGTTAAAGGTGGTAACGAAACTATTTCAGTGGGACCACATGGTGCAGTGACTTATACGCATAAGGGAGTGATGGGACCAATTCACACTAAGAATCCACAAGTATTTACAAATTGGTTCCAGATTTACTATTTGAAGGGGCAGGTTCCAGACACGGCAGCGAAATTTAATAATAGTATTCTTAATCTGTTAAATAGTGGTGAGTTTCTAGAGCAAGATAAATTTACAATATTACATTCGAAAAAAGTAAATGCCATTAAGGCGTTACGGGTTTACATTATGCAAGTTACGGGCGGGCCGTGTGGCCTTGCAAAGACTAAATGGGCCATTGAGAATCTCGGTCAGTTCTTGGACTATATCAAGCTGCATGGGTTGCCGAACATGGATGGGAACAATGACGAGTTCCTTGTTCATTTAGGAGAACCTCCACCTGCTGGTGATGTGCCGACCAAATTGCTTGACGACGAGAAAAAGACAATCGGAGATATTGTTATTGAACACTTACCTAATCTTAGTGGGTATGATCCTACGGGAGATGCGATGATTATTTGGGGATGGGTAGGCGATAATAGTGTGAATTACAAGATAACAAAAGAAGAGAATGTTTATCGAGTTTATACGGATAATCATACGAATAAAAATGGCGAGTGGATAATTCAGAAGCAAGTTTCTACGTTCAATGAATTGACGGCTTATATTGAAGATTTGGTCACTCATATTGCTAAAGCATTGAAGAATTCCAAGCTTAAGCATCCATTAGCAAAGACAACTCCATCTCATAACCCTGAGAAATTATCTGTAACCGAAGTGGAAGAGTTGAAGAAGTTGGTTAAGAAGTTTAAACTTACTATCTCCACAATGTACACTAAAAAGTTGACGGAGGATACTTCGTCTCCAGAAGAAGCGTATAGTTTAGGTATTTCCGATCCTGTTCATAAGGTGTGGTTGAAGATTACTAAAGATGAAGGTGAATATGTAATTTCCAAAGGAGTTAATGATGCTTATTTCCCTATTAGGAAATTTAATACATTTGAAAAAATGCTTGTGTATCTTGATTATTACCTCAACAGTTATGTTAAAGAAGAGCCGACAGAAGTAGATAAAATTGATGATGATGAATTAAAGATTATAAAGGATTTGGTCAAGGAGTATAAGCCGAAAGCTAAAGTTCGTCGAAAGTATATGACTTCCAAGGAGTCGGGGGGAAAGGTTCCATATGTCTTTATTGAGACGGGCGAATTAGATTCAGGCGGGAAGAATTATGTCCTTTCCAAGATGGCCGACGGAACTTACAAGTTATTTGAAGCCAATAATAGTTTTGACGAATGGAAAATTATATCCACGGCAAACTCTTGGGAGGAAATATATGATGTTATTTCTAAGGAGATGAAAAATGAGCCTCTTCCTGATGAAGGAAATATTGTGCCCGAAGGCAAGTTGGCTTCGTTGATGGCCAATGCTGGATATAATTACATTAATACAACAACGCTTGCGCTTGATGCTAATGTTTCCAAGAATGCCAAAGTGTATGATAATGATGAGGATGAGCGTATTTATCTCTTCGACGATGGAAGTTCTCGTGTATGGTATAAGGAAACTAAGGAAACTCCAAGTGGGAGTAAAGTGATGGTGGGATTCAAGACTATTCCTGAACTTATTGCTTGGATGGAAATGAAGTATGAGAATAAGGTATCCTCTGAACTCATAGATATACAAAATCAGTTGGAAGTTATTGGATTCAAAACCGAGAATAAGTTTCACCAATGGACTACGAAGTGGGATAAGACTAGTATTTCAAATCTTAAACCAGTTATTGACCATGTTGAACTTCATGCGGATGGTAGTTCTACAGTTACTCCTGCCCGATCAGTTCTGGCAGGGACATCGAAGCCCAAGTCATTTTTCTTCAATACATATGCTATTTTAAAGCAATATCTTACGGATAAGTATTTGAAGCCGAAGAGTTGGATTGATGCATATTTTACTCAAGTTCTTGTGAAAGGAAAGTTTCAGAAAATTGAAGACCAATTAACTGAGATGGGGTTTAAATGGACGAATGATAAATTAATAGTTGTGCCATTTCCATCTGGCGGTGTTATGCAAACGGTGGACGATAGTGATCCAATATCGTTTTCATATGAGAGTACATACGATTTAGCTAAACGCATTGATATATTGTTGGAATATAGCGATGATTATGTTGGCCTTGGATGGTCCACGGGGGACGAATCACTTAATGATATTATTATTAAATCGGGATTTGTATATCACGGCCAAGAAAATTCTCAAGAAGGCACAGATCTTATATTCTTGCATTCTAACGGAACTAAACTTCATTATTATACCTTGGATGGTAATTCCGAGATAGTATTTCCCGCAACCCAAGCGAATCTAGCATTTACCAACAACCAAGATTTGAAGAATTATTTGTCTGGTGCTGCAGGAATGTCAACAACGTCTCAATGGCCATCACAACAATCTTCCGACGATGATTACGCCAAGAGTTATTATGATGATCTCGGGCATTACACGAATGTCTATTCTATTCGGCTGACGAAAGAAGATGACGATAGGATGAAGAAACTGGGATGGATCTTTAAGCCAAGTCATGAAACCAATTCAGTTGCCGCTTACTACAATTCGCATGGTTATCGGGCAGTATTCTATAACCGAAAGGTTGATGAGAGTAAACCAGTTTGTCGTATTTCTGATATGAACAAACTTGTTAAGGAGTTTGGTCTGCATCTATATAAATATCCGTATCAAGTAGTTACCTTTTTGGAAGCAAATCCTAGTGCCTCTTATGGTCTTACTCCTGACAAATTCTCTACGAATGATGGTAGTATTCTTACGAATGATTTTAATGCTAAAAATCTTATCACGAAGGATTTAAAAGACATAGGAGCACCAGCGGGAAGTATTGATAGTATTTATTTCCAATCCAGCCATGCCAGTGAGAATGGAGAAATTCATATTCTTGGCGGAAATGTTTTGAAGTTTGCTATCGGCAAAAAGATAGTCGGAACCAATGTCGTGTGGTATATTAGACAGGCGGTGTCAGACGATCCAAGTGGCATGTACAGAGTTTACACATTTGTAGAGCATCATAAAGATGCGATGGTCGAATGGATTAAGAATAATATTACAAACCTTGTTACTCACAAGTCTATTAAGGATGCCGATGGACATAATCTTGGCCAGGCGGAAGGACCATTGAATGACCAGGGTGAGATGTATTATCCCGGTCCCGAAATCCTTGATCTTCTTAAGAGCAAAGGATTCAAGTCTGAGAATCTGTCCGCATATGGAAATAAGTGGGTTCACCCGAGTGGATTTTACTTTGAATTGTATGAGAAAGCCATCAATTGGCATTTTAGTCAAGGAGCGAAAGGATTTGGCATTCTCAAGGATGACCAGCCTAAGTTTTTGGAGAAGGCGTTAGCGAATGTTACTCCTGGTGTTAATGAAGAAGCTATTGACCAGATGTTTATTGCCGCCATGCCATCTCAGGAAGATACAGACCATGAAATGGGTGCGATGACTCCTAGTGGCAAGGCATACAAGACTCATGATGTTGAGGGAAATGCTGATATGATTTGGCTGAATGTTCATGATGCGGAATTACTCCAATTGATGGAGTTTATGCCATTTCCATCGGAAAATCCTCTCTATAAAAATCCGCAGGGAAATATTATTAAATTTTTTGATACAGGAAAGGCGGAATATATTGATTATTTCGGTCATCCCGATAAACCTGAAAACGGGGAGGTTACTACGTTTGATAACATTCCTCATGCTTTGAAGTTCGTAGTGGTTAAACACAGTGTATTTAGTAATCAAGATTACAAGTCCGATGTTGGAGGCAATGTAGTGGAGATTCAACTCAATCCTCATGATGATGCTATAATGAAACAGCTCGGATTTCATTTTGATAAGGCAAACATGAAGTATATCAAAGAGCTTGGCTCGAATGATATGTCTAAAGTTCAAGAAGCCATAAATAAAGACGCCATAAAAGATGACAAATATGAAGTATTTACTGCGTATGATACGGGCTATGCTATTTGGCAATACTTTGAGAAAGATACAGAAGAACAAACGGAAGAAGGTAAGATTCTTATCGTCTTGGCTTTTATTTGGAAGCGATGGAAGCATAAATTAGCTGGTAATATTAAGACTATTCCTGTTGATACTCAGCAGGATTTGCCTGGACCCTTGGAGCCAGTTAATGTTGCCATTAATAAGCCTAATGCTTCCCAGACGTTCCTCGACTTAGATAGTTTTCAAGCTCCGCCGTTTGCTCATAAGGATTTTGGGAATCGTGGATTTGAGTATGACCCCTCGACGAAGAGTTATTACAAAAAGTATAATGAGTTCGTGGGAACATGTATTAAATGGACTGGTAATGTTTATGTCATAAGTCATCCTCATACAACGGATGAAAAAATTTATACCTATAGAGAATTCTCAAGTTCTGATTTATATTATGTTTTGGTCACCATAAAAAAGATAGAGAATGCCGACTTTGGAAATTTTGTTCAATCCGAAGATGATGCTCTTAAGAAAGGTGATGCCAACTATTTCAATGCTCCAAATGGGTGGACGCCATATCAACCGTATGCACCGAAAAAAAATCCGACTAATATCAAGCCAGAAGATTGGATACATAAAGAGTTAGATGCTTATGGGTTTGAATGGATGCCAGATAGTGCGATGTACTCTTGGAAAGATATCAATGGTAAAGTTGGAACTAGTTGGCAGGCCGTTCGTTTCGATAAGAATGGGACTATTGTTTATTTTTATCATACCGCAGAAGGAAACCCACGGTATTTTTGCTCGAAAGATTTCAGTCAAATTCAATTGAGAATTGAGAAATATTTTCTTATGGGAACATCCACAGGAGCGCCAAAGAAAATCTATCCGTTGGACCCAAAGAATTACTCACCAACGGTTCCCGAATGGAATACGTATTCGGTCACAAATAAAGCAGTTAAATTGATTGACTCGGATCATAAAGCAGTTCTACAGGCAGGATTTGTGTTCAATGCAACAACTAACACATACGAGAATTACAAGACAAAAGACAAGTTCAAGATTTTTGAAGAAGGTTTTGTGTGGTATAAATTTACTGGTATGGGTGAGGGCGGGGGTATGGATAACAGCATTGGTCATTTCTTCGATATGCTTAAGTCGAAGTATGGCGAACTTGAATGGGGATTCCATCCTTTGTCAAAGTATGAGATAGATCAACTTAAAAGTAAGATGAAGATAATTGGGTTTGCAGAACAGACGAACAAATTAGTGCCTAATGACTTGTATTTCGATAAACTTCTACCTGATAATAAAACGACGTTGAAAATCAAGGAAGTGGTAGTGGTGTTTCCTAATCATACTATGGAGTTCTGTCTTTATGATACTGCTGGAGTAGACAGGCTGCTTGGTTCTTTCGTGTTTGAGAGTTTGACATATGGCCTTCATGTATTGGAAGATCATAACACGAGTGGAATCAAATTGCTTCTTGCCACTGATCTTTCTGCTGAACTTATCCTCCAAGGATTTATCTATGTGTCAGAAGAAACGAGATATGAACATGCCTTCGGCAGTGGAGGACTTAAAGTATGCATTACGTTTTTTGGGAATGGACAAGCACAGGCGCAATTAATGCGGCCTGATAACAGTGAGGGATATGAAGAAGTGAAGGAAAAGAAGTTTACAAATTTTTATGACGCCATCCTATGGTCTGCATCTAAGAACTTTGAAGCATCTACACCTGAACATTCAACGATGTCGTCATTAAAACAGTCAGATGAAGTTCCATATAGTGGGCATGATTATAATCAGCCATCTAAAGACCCGAAGAAAAAGCCTGTTTATACTACTATTAGTCTTATTCTACAAGACGAAGAAACCTTGAATAAAATGGGATTTCACCGTGTGCAAACTGAACATATGATATGGTATGAGAAAGTGGGGATTGCACAACTTGTCGAATTTTTTGGGGATGGTCATGCAAGTATAAAGGATATGGGAATTGGGACGAAAAAGGATCAATTCCCTACTGTGAAGGAATGTTTACAGTTCTTATGGGATAAATTCAAGCCAAGCGGCACAGGGACAACTTCTGGTATAGGGACAACGATAAAAGGAAAAATTCTTCCTCCACAAGAGATTGGGACATCGACAAAAGGAAAAGTTTCATCTCCAATGCCATTTTCGGAATATGATTATTCTGGATGGGCTAAAAATACAAAGCACAATCCCGATGCTACCATTAAGCTTGTGCCTGCCGATGATTTGGTGATGCAGAAATTAGGATGGGTTACATCACAAGATAACAATGATGCCTATTATTATTCCAATAGTAAAAATGGTGACATCATATACTTTTTCGTGAATGGACATGCTCGAATGATTGATAGTACTGGTAAAAAGTTTGATTTTATCACAGTCAAGAGTGTTATGGAACAGTTGTGGATAACATCGCCTTTATCAACCGCGCATGAGAAAGAACCTATAGTAGAAAAGATAAAAGAAAAGATAAAAGAATTTGGATTTAAATATATTGATACAAACTCTCCGAAGAGTTATCCGATTCTATTCACGAAGTTTACATCGACGTTTCAATACGCTATTAATTATCATGTTGAGAAACAAACGATAGAGTTTACTAAGAGTAATGCAAAGCCGACGAAAGGATACCACAAAATTTTGGAGGAGTGGACTCTGAGTGTGCCAGAAGCTATTGAAAAATTGGAAACCTTATTTGGGGGGTCACCGAGCATAAAAGGAAACAAAAAAAAGAAAGTGTTGGCGGGCACTGAGGATATGCCGTGGTCAGGGACTGACTATTTGCAATGGGGCAAGGTGGCATTGAAAGTTATAGGGACTGGCAAGGGTATGAGCATACATCTAGCCGAAGTGCATACGTTAAAGCAAATGGGTTGGAACGAAGTAGGTAATAGTAAGGTTGGATATTCCTATGAAAATGGAAATGAAAAGATGATATTCCATCCTTCTGGATTTACGGAGTATTGGAGCGACAAGAATGGTCAGCCCACTCAAAATTGGCAAGAGATTGAAATGCCTATTCGTTGGCTATGGAAGAACAAGGGGTCTGCGAAACAGTCAGATGAAGTTCCATATAGTGGGCATGATTATAATCAACCATCTGAAGACCCGAAGAAAAAGCCTGTTTACACTACTATTAGTCTTATTCCACAAGACGAAGAAACCTTGAATAAAATGGGGTTTGTCCGTGTGAAAACTGAAAATGTGATATGGTATGAGAAAACGGGGATTGGGCAATTTGTTGAATTTTTTGCTGACGGTCATGCAAGTATAAATGATATGGGAACTGGGACGAAGAAGGATCAATTCCCTACTGTGAAGGAATGTTTACAGTTCTTATGGGATAAATTCAAGCCAAGCATACAAGGAAATGAAAAAAAGAAAGTGTTGGCGGGCACTGAGGATATGGAAGATATGCCATATAGCGGTGCTACTTACAAAATAAAGGATTCGCATCATTACCCAACTACGGTGAATCTGTATGATGAAAATGTTCTTAAGTCTATAGGATTCGAGCGGGATACGAACGTCAAAGGATATTTCAAGAAAATCTCCGATACTATAGACGAAGTGTTTGAAGTATTTGATGATGGTACTTCGCAGTGGAGAACGTGGACGACACCCGACGCGAATGCGCCGTTGTTAGTTATTAGTACAGACCCCACGAAGTTTTCATCCGTAAAAGAAGGAATGGAGTTTTTGTGGAACAAACATAAACCATCTACTCAAAAAAAACCAAAGGTTACGGGCGAGATGACATATAGTGGTACGGACTATGCCGAATGGTGGAAGAATTATTGGGCAGATGTTCCGCCGAATACTTCCATCGCATTGAATTCCGATGATGTTCATACGTTGGCTAAGATAGGGTTCGTGGAGAAAATCAACGATGGACCAGATACGGATATTGCCTTCAAAGTTATATATGAAAATAAAGGAGGAACTGATCGTGCATTTTTCTTCGCAAGTGGTATAGGAGCGTATTGGAAGACTCCTGAGGATGGACCATACTATCATAATACGGTCAAAGACTTAATGCAATTCTTGTGGGATAAGTATTCAGTATTTATCGAAGAAGGAATAATTAAAGATTTAGTGAGTATGATAATGGAGCATCCTCATACAGCAAAATTGCTCAAGTAATCATTGTGTTTTTCTGATGATTTTTACACGGTTGAGTCGGATTTGATTTCTATCGGGAGTAATTTCCGAAATAGTTCCGTCAATAACACAATGATTTCCGAGTTCTAGTTCAAAGTTTGTATTAACAAGACATATGAATTCATTTCCAAGTGTATCGGTGAAACTAATCTTATATCCGATCTCATTGTCGCCGTAACCAAATATGAATGTTTTCTCCAAATCAAATATTTTATTTACAGAAACTTCCCATCCCCACTTCTTTCCTCGAAGGGATTTCTTAATGATTTCTTCTGGTATTCCACTTCCAATCATGGACTTGATTTGAATGTCTTTGGCAATATCATTCAGTCTTCTTCCAATATGGGACGAATTGAATGTAAAATCGTTTGAATGCTCTGGCAAGAGATTGGATGCTTCGCGAATAAACGTATTAAAATTTGATTGTAGTTTATTAAATAAGTTTTGCGTCATTTGTTATAAATAGTCATGCGAATGTTCTATTAATTGAGAAGCCATATATTTGTTTTTACGAAAAACACAGAAAATAATATTTTTATTTCTGTTTTTAATGGATGTGTTCTATGTATTAGCAGAATACACACATTTCCATTTTGGAAATCACACACAGAAAGGATAGTCATATGCAGAATAATACGCCAGAAGAGCGGGATCGTCAAGAAAAAGCTTTGAGTCAGATGTTTCCGTCCCCCGAGCACGTCGCCAAAGCAACTGCGATTTTGGAGCAAGCTAAATCCCCCCGAGAAAAAGAACTTGCTACTACCTTGCTCAAGAATATCTCAGAAAAGTTCGCGGCACAACCAGAAGAGCGGGGCTGTCAGATTCCCACAGGCAAAAAAGAGCTATCATCATCCGCACAGTTTTATGCCGACGGTCAAAAAGAGCGCATTGCTGCTCGAATTGCCCTTGTGGAGAAAGCTCAAGAGGGACTTACTACGTCTGATCTCAAAGCTATCATTGCAGAAGTTGGTGGAACTCTGAAAACATTTCCTCCTAATTTTTCCAGCGGAATCCCAATTGAACAAACCAAAAATCTGGTTGAAACCAAGAAGTTAATAGAAACTTTCAAAGAGAAAATTGCAACCTATCCTAAATATCTTACTTATGAGGGGTCGGTAGTTTTGTGTGTGATGTTGTCAATTAATGAATCCGAATCCATTAGTCTTAATGGACTTCCATTGGTGGACAGAGAACTTATTCTATCTCAACTTCCCAGTGATGCTTTAAAAAAACTTCAGGAATTCAATTCTCATATTAAAATTGAGTTTGATGATACCCGAGATTTTGTTATTACTTATATTGCCGAAGGAAAACCTCCGTTACCATTTAAATTTTTCAATACAGTTATTCATTCGCAAAATCGTCCCGAGACAAATGTTCCAATCGAGAAAGATGGGGAGAAAGTCATGGTCGGAAACACATTAGTCTTAGATAAGAAACGCATTCAAAAACTCGTGGGAGCACCTCTACATCCAAGTGTTGGGAATGATACAATTCAAACTGAAGATGTTTATTCACGTCGCCAGCCTGTGGCAGGGCGAAACGCGTTTGAAATTAGGGAAGATATTTTAGAGTGCGCCGTAACGGTATTACTTCACAATAATAGGGATAATAAAATTTCGCCCGAAGAAGTAGTAGCAACGGCGAGAGTGCTTTATACTTTTGTAGAAGATCGTAATAGGAGATAACCTATGGGAGAAGAGAAAGAGTTTGGATTTGTAAGAGGAAACCTGCTTGACAATCTAACTGTGATAGATTACTATAATCGCACGAAGGATATGATTACGCAGATTGATGAGCAAATTCCTAAAATAGAGCTTGAACTCGCCGCTATTGGCCCCAATCCACAATTCAAAAATCCACGAAATGAGGGGTTATATTTACACAATCTTAAGATGTTCACGGTGTTAACACAGCGACGAGAGCGTTTGAAGCAAAAACTTGTAGAAATACAAGACAGGATCAATGCTGATATTGAAACGTCGAAACGTTTTACTCCGTTAAAACCACTGAAGAAGTTACAATAACATATAGAAATACATACACAGAAAGAATATAAACATGATAAATTATGCAAAGAGATCACTGGAAGGATTATGGGTCGGAGATTGTATTGGAAATTTGGGCCAAATGTACGCTGTAGGTGATATACTTAAAGCTCTTGAAAAAGGAATGAAACAGTTTGGGGGACAGTTGAATAAGTTTCAAAAGCAATTTCAATATTCGGATGATACGGAAGAGTCGATTGTAATTTTTAATCATTTAATGGCGGTTGACGTTAAAAGTAGTCCATATATTAATCAAAATAAATTGGCTATGGAGTTTGCGACTCGATATATGACGCGAGATCCCGACGGAGAAATTTTCGGTTATGGACTCAACACTCGCAAAGTTCTCCGAGACATCTACGAGGGAATTCCGTGGCCAGTTGCCAATAAGTTTATTAAACCAAAATCGGAAGGTATGCCGTCTCACATTGATAGCTTGGTTGATAGTCTTTCCCAAGGGAAAGATACGAAGGCAGCAATGCATGAGGTCAATCTTGTTTTGGAAAGGCAGAAGAAAGGCGAAACGGGAGGTGAACTTCAAGGTTCCTGTGGCAATGGTTCTGCCATGAGAGTTGCCCCATTGGGTGCGTTTCTTGCGCCTACGTGGCATGGAGATGAAGACGCATGGTCCGAGGGTAGTAGTTTATGTGGATTTGAGAAACGAATTGTTTCAGAGGCAGCATTACAAGCCGAAGTAACCCATTGTCATCCAGAAGGGATTGCGGGGTCAATTGCTGTTACTACCCTGTCTCATAATGTGACAGATGCAGCTATTAACAACTATCTTGACTATCCGAATCAAGACAAGATTTTCTACCAGAATCTCTTACGCCTTACTCTTAAAGGTCAAGTGTGGAATGGAATTGCCAAAGCGAGGGATTTGCCGTATGATATGCCGATTAGCAAGGTTATACAAATCCTTGGGAATGGCACCCACGTTACATGTCAGGACACAGTGCCGCTTTGTTGTTACCTTGTGATTAAACATTTGACGCTTAACGGGAAGTCACCTGAATTGTATGAAAAAGCTATCATTGAAACTTCAATGGCGTTCGGTGATGTAGATACAAATTGCGCTATTGTTGGCGGGATTATAGGAGTAGTTTCTCCGCCTCCTGAGAAGTGGAGTCAGTTCTGTCAGCCAATGGAAGGAGTCCTATGAACACAATAACAAATAATCCGATAATAAAACAAGCACTTGATGATACGAAGGCACTTCGGGACAATGCGCCGAAGAATGGAAACATATTTTTTGATGATATTACAGTTAAATTGCCCTGTCAACCGGGATCGAAACGAGAAGAGATTGACGATTTAATTGACGAATTAGAAAGTGATGATGAACCATTAAAGGTTAAGAAATCATCTTTTTTTCAGAATTTGATGATTTCTTGGAATCAAGAGAAACCTTGTCCGTGTCGATGTCGGTTTCAACAACTTGCAGGAATACATGAAATAAAACCTAAAGCGAAATTAATCATAGGAAAACAGACGTTTGACTTATCGGAAATTCCGCAGTGGTACGATGTAATTCGATATAAAATTTGTGGCATTAAACTTGAAATTCCAAGTAAATGTTGATATGTTTGACCCGCATAATTTCAATTACAACGAATATATGTTAGAGACATATAATCTGACGGAGATGCCTAATAAATATTACCGGGGCAATTATCGATGTGATGATGTTATATTAAATGCTCAGGATGCAGTGTGGGTAGAAGAGAAATGTAAAGAGATTGGGGATTATAAGCTTAGTAGTTTTACCTATCGATTATTTTATAATGCCGACGGAGATAATATTACTTATTATTTGATGGATAAAGATAAGCCGTTTATCAGTATGGAATATTCCTTTATTCGTATAAGTGATCCTATAAAAGGTATTGAAAATAAACATTTATGGAATTTTAAGTGGGATAAGGGATTAGCTCGCAACTTCTTTGATGATTATATATTGAAGCGGGAACCTGTTATTATTTCCGATGAATTATTATCTGAACGAGGATTTAACTTCTGGAAATATCTTTTTTCGGAACATGTAAGGGATGGAAAGACACATAAGATGTATGTAATAAATATTAATGATGGAAACGTCATTTCTATAATTACTGAAGAAGATAAAATGAATGAATTCTATACTGACTCAAAATCTGGTAAATTTAGATTTGTTTTAGAAAAAGTTGAATAAAATATGGATACTATAGAATGGTATAATGAACTTCGGTCCAATAAGATTAAACGAAAGTTAGAAGAAGAGGAAGTAAGAAAGAATTATAAGCCGACATTTGAATGTTGTGGGGATATAATAGAGGGTGGTCATAATAAACAATGTGTGAATTATGATCCGCTAAATCAACCAATTAGAAAAAATCGCATTATATCTCACACTCACGATTATTTTTTGAGTGATAACCAAATGGTAGGATTTGATACAACCGAAGAATTGTTGGAAATAGATTTTGTTAAAGGAATGTCAGAAATAAAGGATTTCTATAGATATTCTGTAAGTGGAAATCATCTTATGGCAGAATATAAAAATGGGAAGGAATGGTGGGTGATAGGAACTATAAGAAATGCGGTGAATCTCCCTAAGCTCCATGATATTTGAATAAAATTATGAATAGAAGAAACTTTATTAAATCAGCAACGGTAACATCGGCAATAGCAGTAGCATTTCCGTATATATCAATAGGAAACTCAAATAAGAAGCGGTGTAATAAGAGTTTATTTACAATTGACGAATTGAGGACATATTGTGATAAAAATGGGTTTATATATGTAGAAGATGAAGATGTGTTTTTAAAGGAATATAATAGTAAATTTTTTACTTATAACGGCAATGATTATTGGCTTTATCCGCGATGGCCATTTATTCTTAAAAATGATAAAAATGAGTGGTATGCTTGCTTGCGATACAATACTATAGATTGGAAGATAATGTATTCCCAATTTTTTTTGTATGATATTGTAGAAACTACACTTCCACATCAAAAAGAAAAAGGAGAATTTTATTCAAAGATTATCTGTACAAAATATTGTGATGGTTATAGTACTTGGCAAGATAGTTTGAATAAATTGAATTCTATTAAAGTGTATGATATTCAACATAATAAATGGATGACGCCAATAATAGATGATGGAATATGTGTTGGATTCAGAGATATTCGAAAATGGAGTGATATATCGCAAAAGTGTACGGGTTATGTTCATCTTTATTAAATAAAATTATGAGTAGTTTATCGCTTATTTCTATAATGCAATCCGATTCAGAATTCGGAAGACGTATTTCCAGGAAGGTAACGGAAATCAAACAAGATAAAAAGAATCTCTTGGAAATTGCGAATTTGTATGGAGATAGGTATAGAGATGAAATTTTAGATGGAACAGAGAAGCGTGCCAAACTTTTATCCGAGGGAGCATCACATGGGTTATCGGAGAATGACGTGATGCAACAGTATCATGGATTTCTTCCAACGGTTTATACGCCTATTCTGAATTTATTGTATTTTATGCTTAGGGAATCGGATAACGATCCTCATTATGGACCTCAACATTATGAAAAGAGGAATAAGTTGAATGAACAATTTGGGTCGTTACGTGAAGACGACATTGAAAAAACTATTCTGAAAGACACTCCTGATTTGGAGGAATATCTTTATGGGAAAGTTTCGTTCGACATGTTTGACCGAATAAAAAAACTCAAAGCTCTTGCTCAGAGTTCAAATCCTGCGGAAGCTGGTCAAGCATTTATAAAATGCCGAGATTTATGTAAAGCTCATGGACTTGATTATGATAAGATTCCTTGTTATGTTAAAAAGCAATAATAGGTTTATATGAGCGAGCAACTATCTAAATATGCCGAGGAACAATTTATAAAGTTTCTACAAAATGAAGAATTTCAAGCATCCATCCATGATATGGTGGTGTTTATGAATGTAATAGACCTTGATGAAATCGCCGAGGTTTGTCTAACTGTGTTTCTGGCAAATGTGACCATAAGCAGATTACATCCGAATGACATAAATGTTTTGCGAATGGAAATTCGGAATGTCCGAAAAACGAAGATTGAATATCCTATACATCATGAAGTTATTCCAGACCCAACGTATCAATTTCTCATGTTAAAATTAATAGAGAAGTTAGAATCAAATAAATAAAATATGAAACCAATCGAAATTAATAGTGGCACGAGAGAGGAAATAATTGCGTATGTTCGGACAAAGGTAACTGGCGTCATAAAAGACGTGACAAATGGGGCCAAAGCGTTTGGTGAAGTTGGAGAAAGATTACGTCCTTTTTACTGTAAAGATGGTGAGTTATATGAATTGGAATCTAATACCATAGAAAGCCAAATAGATACCTGTATTGAATCTGGAAGTCCTATCGTGGTGGTATCTTTGGCTGGAAATCAAGGTATGGGAACTTATCGCGAGATGTTTTTTGTAACTGATTATTCCAACATTAAAGCAAATATGGAAATGGAAAGACTGGATAATGTTGAACTTCGAGATAGACGTATTAATGCCATTAAAATGGTTATGTCGATGGAATTAGATGCCGAAGAAAGATGGAATAGAATCTTGAAAATAGTGGATGAATATCGGGGGAAGACAATAACATTATGAGAGTCTCATATACTGAATGGAAAACGGAAACATCGGTTGTAGATACCGATGAATTCTGGATGAAATGGCTAAATGATGGAGCATTAAAAGCGGATTCTTACTGGCATGATTGTTGGGACAATAATGAACCATATTGTTATGGCCGCAATGATGTCTATCTGAATTTGTTCTATGCTGAAACGGGAAATCGACGACAAGTATATTATCAGACTATTATTCAACCAGAGGTTTGGAACATTCCTAATGGAGCATACGCTCGATTACTGGGAGATATGTTATGATTTGTCATTCAGGAGGATGCCCTGGTGCCGATATGGAATGGGAGCGGGAAGGCGAGAAATATGGTGTCAAAACCATAGCATATTCTTTTTATAATCATGTTCATTATGCTGTGCATCCCGATGGATGGAACTTACAACTAACGGTGGAATATAATAACTAATAATTTCGGAATGTTCCAAATAAAATATGAGTGGGCATAGAGTTTTTTTAATATTCGCGGATACTTATGACTTGACAATTAAATTTATTTCGGGCATAATGTGGTCCGAAAATGAGATGGCCTATTTTAGTAGGGCCAGAACACAACCAAAGGAAAATACAATGAAGAAAATTAATAAAATGATAGTTGGCGTATTCTGCGCCTTGTTACTTGCGACTTCGGCATTTGCCGCAAGCACCGCCGTAAATGCATCAACCAATGCTCCTGTGGTAGTAACCACGGTTGCTGTGGATGTACCTACTGACGCTTGGGTTTTGACCCTGGGTGGTTCTGGAGGTACTACTACAAAGGGAGATTCTCAAAGTGTATTCGGTGTAGATTTGAGTGTTGGCAGGAGTATTATGTTATCAGATAAAAGTTATCTGAATAACGTTGAAGTTGGTGTTCGGCAAGGCATTTCTTATGCGTCCCAAAATAATGGTAATGTATTGCTTAGTACAAAGGCATATGCAGATTTGACATTGTTCACATATAAAACGGTCGATTTGTTTGCGGGTGCTAATGTTGGACTTATTTATGGAGACACCGAAGCAACGTGGATAGTTGCCCCCGAGGCGGGTCTGCGATGGTGGATGAAAAAGGATGTGGCTATTGTCGGAAGACTTGAATATCCTTATACGGATAGAAGCGGTGGGTTCTCCGAAGTCAATGCGCTTACTTACTTTCTGGGATTACAAATAAAATTCTAAGGATTTGGCAGTGATGCCAAATGGTGGAGGGCGGTAACGCCCCCAGAGCGGCTTTCGGGTCGCTCTTTTTTTTTCTTGTACCTTGACAACTGAAACATCATGTGATAGGATATTGTCATGATTAAATTATCAAAGAAACATAAAATTTACGAAGTGTGGAATGAGTGGGCGTCAGAGTCCGTATTCATTGACCACAAACCTTCACACGCTGAAATGCTGGAACTCATGGTGAAAAATCATTGGAAATCAACGTTTGTTCCTGTCGAAATTAAGACTGTGGACCAATTCATCGCACGATATATTCATGTTGAACAGTTGCAACGTTTTTATGTCAGTCCTAAGTGTTGTAAGTGTTCGGGAAATGGATATTATTCTTTTAGCACTAATCCCAGTGTTAAATGCACTGATTGTAATGGTACTGGAAGATTGTCAACTACCCGCGACCCTGAAGGGTCGGGGCTTGCCAGACTCTAATGCTTATGCTTAACATAACTCAAGAAAGATTTACAGACGATTGGCCAATTGACCGTGGCCTGCCTTCCAGCTTATCCTTAACGGATAACGAGGAGGATGTTGATTGTGAGTCAAAGACCTGCATAACGGTTCCTCCGCAAAGCGGAGTGACTTCTGGTCTATTCACAAAACGATGCTTGATTGATTTTACTGGATAGAAGCAATTATTTTCTACTATCCAAACCATGTATCAAAGAACTGTGATATGTATAACAGGAATTAAGAAGAATGTCAACAGAAATTATTAATTATATTTCGTTGCTCCTCCCCGAGGCTAAAGCCATCGGGGTTTCCGCAACGAAAGGAAAAATATGAAAATTGACTTCATTTGTTACAAACGAAACCCTGATAAGGATTTGAACCTTGAGCGGGCATGGGCATGTCATATTCAAGAGATGGATGGTCTGGAACGAGAGTGGCACGCTGAACGTCATGTAATTGGAAATTTGAATGATGAGATGGCCAAGACAGAGGCAATAAACGAAGCGTTTGATCACTTTCATAGAGATATTGTCAATGAACAAATCTTATAATACGGAGTGGCCCACCCTCAAAGGTAGGCTTAGCCACCCATTTACGTCGCGGGGAGAGGGACTGAGGCAAATGAAGAATAACGGTGATATTCTGACGCCCTGGGCGGAAAAAGAGTTAGAGAAGTATGAAAAAATTAAAAATATGAAAATATTAAAACAAGACGAAGTAAAAGAACTAGCAGAAGACGAAGTAAAAGCATTTGTAAGAGAGTTAAGTAAACTTTCTCGACAATACAAAATTATAGTTAATGCGTGTGGTTGTTGTAATTCTCCATTTCTTACTTCAATGAGTAACGATGATGGGAGATACGAAATAAACATTGCCAATTTTGACGGATTAACTTGGAAAGAAGATAATAATGAATCAATTGGAACATGACAAACAAATAGTGGATGACTTCCGCAAAATTATGCAAAAGCATCGTTCAATTGGTGCAATCCGCATGATTGAATGCTTGCGGTTTGCATTTGAGAAAGAGGTAGAATATGCCATGCATAGGACCAGATCTAAAAGAAATCAGAAAACACGGACAGGAGGCTGGGAAAAAGCTGCTTGTCCGGTTGATTGACGAACATAAACTGCGGGATATTTCCGCAGATAAGGATAGTCGAATTCTTCGTCTCCCAGGTTCTGACGGTCGGTGGAAACAGGCAAAGAAAGAATTTGTGCGGGCAGTCGAAGAATTGTTTGTGGAGGATGCTTGCAATGGATTCTAATTGCGATAAATGTAAAGGTCGATGTTGTGTAGGAATTATCGATGTCTATTGCGCCGATGAAATTTTCTATGATGATACACTTGTCACGGAGGATAAAGACATGCGGTATGATAAGGTAATGCGAACCAATGACAAGATGGAATGTATTGCACTTAAAGATGGCAAATGTAATATTTATGGAAAACGTCCATATGTGTGTCGTGAGTTTAAGGTAGGAAACTCGTGCTGTCTGAATTTCCAAGCGGGAACATTAAATACCCATCCGTGCCGAATTTGTCATGTGAGTGAAGCTATAGAAAAGGCAGAAAAATAATTATGATTAACTTAACTGAAGAACAATGGGAAAAGCTGTTTGATACAGCCGATAAAACTGTTCAGAAAGCAATGGCAGAACTTCCCGACCCAGTGTGGGTAAACACGGAGACATGGACATGTTTCCTTGAGAAATTCAGTCCTCGCTCCACTGATACACAAAGAGTATTTGGAATTTGTGGAATGTGGAATCAAGCTATTGTTATTTATGTGGGTGAAATTTTTGAGGTTTGTCAAGAAAACCAAGAACGTTTTATAGATGACGTGCGCCATGTTTATTTTCATGAACTGGCACATGCCATCGGAAATCTAAACGAGTGGGAAGTACAATCACGAGGATTATGAGCTACCAAGAACACGACGAAAAAATAAATGCGTTTGAAATACTATGGCGGGAGTATTTCTCTACATATCCACCGATGGATAAAATGACTCGCGAAGAGCGAGAGAAACTTAAGGACTATACACATAAGGTTTATATGATGGGAAAATACGAACGTCCTTTACGTAAACAGTGATATTTATACTTATGAATTCAAAAGCCGAAGCAATTTTACTACAACTCGTTAAAGCTCTCAAACAACATGAGTGGTCTGCGGGAGAAAACTGGCAATTAACTCTCAAGACTGATGACCATATTCCTTTAATTTGTTCTATTACGGTCGAGGCTAGTATAGACAAAGACAAATGGAAAGACCAAGTTGAAACATATATTACGTTGAAGGTATCTACAGAAGACGAGTTGACGTATTTTTCCGAGTTTGTAGTGTATGCACAAATTGCAGTCGGGTCAATTCAATCCGAAGATATTGCCTATAAAATGATAGGGAACGAATCCTTTGTGGAGAAAGATATTCGGGACGCTAAGAAATTCGGAGGTGCTGCCCGAGAAATTAATCGTATGGTTCATAATCATATTAATGAGGTCTATCAAGACTATGTTGATAAAAATGAAGAAATTATAAGGTTCTATAAACAGGGACTTTCTGAACATGGAATGCCGAAATCTTCGTGGGTGACTTGACAAATGGGTGGAATGTGGTATAATGCTTATTGTAAGTTAGAACTCGAATAAATAATTTCAGTTTTTTGTTGATACGAATATATTTATCTTTTAGGGAGCAGAAAACTCCTTGGTCTTCAGCCAAGGAGATGAATGCGACCCGCAAATATAATTAAACTTTGTTGTTGACTTTTTTGTGGCATAGTGTATATTGGCAATATGATTGAATAAGAGACGATAACCAAGTCTCACAACACAATCAAAAAAATAATTTTCTGGTTAAGAAACCAGATAACGGTCGGAACGACCGTATAAGCCGTCTGTCTTGACATAAGACTTCGTTAGAAATAACGAAGCAGTTGATTGGGTCGGAAACACCTACGTCTTTAGCGTAGGGGTAGTTCATGAGTTAGAGTGTAGTTACAATAAAGCCAGCTTGATGTAATAGTAGCCTGTTTCTTTCATAAGGAAGATGCCTCGGAGCGTAACCGAGAGTTGGCACCAATTTTAATGCGGGCATGGTGAAAGAGTATCATGGGACTTTGCCAAGGTTCAGGTCCGAGAGCGTTGACTCGGTGTCCGTACCATTTTTGATTGGGTTATGGCGATGCCAATAATGTCCAATCAATTTGTTCTTTGTAAATGCATTGATCGTTTAATTAAGACGGCTACTTTCCAAGTAGCAAATGTATGTAAAATCATACAAGATGCTCCAATTTAGGTTAGTTGAGTGTATAGCGAAAGTCCTTAAATTAAAAACTCAACAGTTACATGGTTGGTACTAGAAACCAATCGTTGCAGATCACGATATATCTGCCAGGTCGGGGATGACTGCTTTAAACTCCTACTCTTATTGGTTCAGAGTTATGTGAGCCAACGCTTTCAAATATTGTTCTTTGTAAATGCATCGTTAGTTCAGAGGCAGAACGTCACATTCCCAATGTGAAGGCCGAGGTTTCGAAATCCTCACGATGCTCCACGGACTTGTAGTTTAATAGCAGAATACGACCCTGGTAGAGTTGTGGCGATGGAGCGTAACCATCCTGGTCCTCCCTTTTGTGCATGTGTAGTATAACGGCATTATGCGAGTTTTCCACACTTGAGATGGGGTTTCGACTACCTCCACATGCTCCAAATTATGGTCCCTTGATGTAAAAGTAGTAGTGGTGATTTGTTGCGAGACCACCAGAAATAAATGGCACTGTAGCCCAATTGGTAGGAGGCGTTCGGCCCAAACCCGAAACAGTGAGGGTTCGAATCCCTTCGGTGCCACCAATTTTCTTGTTGACATTTTTCATTGGGTCTGTGATATTTATTTTGGTCGTCGCAGAAAACTCCTTGGTCTTCAGCCAAGGAGATGAATGCGACCCACAAATATAATTAGTTGACTTCTTCTGTGTCATAATATATATTGGTAATATGATTGAATAAGAGACGATAATCAAGTCTCACAACACAATCAAAAAATAATTTTCTGGACATTCCCGCTGATTTAAGTCATCATGTTAATTTTAACTGGGGATACCCACAATCCGAAATCTGGGACGAATAACATTCAAATTAATACCCCCCGAGGCTAAAATCTCGGGGGTTTTTCACTGTTTTCGAAATCTTCGTTCATATTTCTTGCGCCAGTTTCTTCAATGTTGCATTTACCGTATCATCCAGCGTATTATAAATCGGGCACCATTTATCATTATCCATGCGTAATCCTTTTCGCTTGGAATCCTCTACCCACATGATGTCTAAATACGTAATTCTATAAGCATTATCAGGTCGGCCATAGATCACCTTGCTTCGGTCACGAGCCATCCAATATCCTAATTCATGGTTCGTTGTAAGTCCAATTAATTCTCGGGTTCTTGGAATCCAGAACATAATGACATGAGACATACGCAAACAAGTGTATTCCCATATAGGAATATCGTAACGATACTTATCCGATTCAGTTTTATCGGTGAATTCGGGAATAATAAGATTGCCTTCAAACCCTTTGCTGGCGAATAGTCTAATTGCCTCAAATCGCCAAGAAGTTAAATGTGGTTGATTTCCTCTGACTGTCGGCCCCGCCAAGAACAGGGATGGTTTTGTAAAATCAATATCCGCAATTGGCGTTTCATATCTAATTTCTTTCAGTGGTGTTTTCATATTTTATGTATGTGGATTAAATCCGCGTTTATTAATGTAACCAGCAGGACCATGCCCTACTCGTTGAACCATTTCACAGCGGTTACCGCCAACGGTAGCAGACTTCTTACGCCATATCTCGGCACCATCCTCGGCAGGAACAATAGAGTGCCATCCCTTTACAGAAGGAAGTCGGGCATCCCGATAGTTCTCACATTTGGAGAGTTTATCAGTCATTATACAATGCATTCTGTCTTTAGCCCTGCCATACATCAGATTAAAAAGTTTCATGATTTCTTGCCTTTTTGTTTTGGGGTTGGTTTACCGTAATCACAATTGGGACAGATGCACCGAGGTTCACCACTTGGGACTAACCACGTAAGAATAGTCCAATGCGACTGAGTTATGTCTTTCGCATCGGCGAAAATACTTTTCTTTCCACAAATATTACATATTACAGTCCAGCGCATATATCTACAATATAACATACTCCTTACCATTGTCAAACTGAATTTTGCGAAATCCATTTGACAGATGGGATAGTTTCGAGTATATTGGAACCATGAAGAAATTCTTGAAGTGGATAGGCGAATGGTTATTTATCATTTTTGTCCTCATCCCACTTCTTGTGGTGTCCTTATGTCTGTGGAAAAAAGAAATGGAAGACCATGATCGATCTAAATAAAGTTCGCAGTGTCAACAACCCCTAGCCTAAAGGCGTAGGGACCCTGAAGGGATAGGGGTTTCCGCAACGATAGAAAATATGAAAACTCTTGAAGCCTTGCATAAGCCGCTCAAGGAATTCGTTAATTTTGATTATGCTACTATGATCTCGGTCTACACCAAAAGTTATGGATGGGGCGAAGATGATTACGAAGCAGACAAGGAACGAGCAGAGTATTTGCTCGAACAAGTCGAACGCCGCATGAAGAGCCTTGGGCATTATTTGGCTAAAGAGAATAAGACCGTAGTTTTTTAGGTATTTCACTATCAATATCTTTTTTTTTCTTCGGGAGCCACATTACAACCTTCAAAAATCTGTCCAGAATTAAGATCATAATGAAAACTTTTATCAAAAACTCCTTCTTTACGAACTCTTCTTAGATATTTTCGTACAGTGTCTTCCGTGCCACCCCATCGTTTTACCATCTTTCCTTCTCCAAAGGTGCAAGCAAGAAGAAAATCAGACTTGGCCACGAGAGCATTTCTGGCATAAAAACCTTTAGATACTGGAATAAATTCGGCACCTTCCAAGTATGCAATCTGCATTTTACTTAATGAATTAATTCCAGTATTTCGTTGGAATTGAAGATGATAATAATTACAAACTCCTCCATCATTGTGTTCTGTCTGTCCATTATCATAAAATTTTCCATCTTGCCACTCAGCAGGTAGACATAATCTTAACGCGGGGACTTTTTTGTCGAGGAACAGTTTTACCGCCACGAAATCGGCCCAAGCCGATCCACCACTTATCAAACAAGATATTGGGTATCCTATAGTATTTATCTGTTCAAGTAAACCCGATGCTAGAATACACATCGCCTCAAAATGCTTTCGAGTAAGACGTTTTGCATCTTCACGCCGTCCGGCGGTACCGCAAATCCCCATTGTAATTTCCATTAGAAACTATCCTACATTAACCACTTCAATTTGTCAACTATGTAAACAATTTAAGTTTACATAAACAGTTACAAATTATATTCCCAGTTCCTCGGTTACACGCCTAATAGCATCAGCATTTCCAGTATGTTTTCCTGGGTCATCACTTAATTTTACCACATCTACCCATTCCACATCTGGATTTTGCTTTATGCACTTCATCTTGACGACCATATTAAGAGGCTTTACATTTACATTATTCGTTAGAAATGTACCTATCCCTCCAATTGGCTGGCATACAGATTTGAATGTGTTATGAATTCGGATATATTTTTCGTCATTAAGGTTATCTGAGAATACAAAGCGTTTATTACTTGTCGAAATGTTCAATTTCTTATAGTGTGCCAACATCTTATTGCCCCATTCTATGGGGTCTCCGCTATCTTGGCGAACACCGTCGAATAGTTTGGCATAATACATATCAAAATCTTTTAAAAACACGTTCGTCGAAAACGTATCCGATAACATAATTCCAAGATTTCCTTCGAAATGAGAGGTCCAATGATGCATTGCTTTAATATTAGCCATGCGAACTCCGTAAAAAGCAGAAAGTCCCATGATGTATTCATGTGCCAGAGTTCCTTGAGGATTCACATTGTATTTATATGCTAAGTAGGGGTTGCTTGTTCCAAGAAACCCATGCATCTCTCGCATTATTTTTACTACTGCATCATGTGTTTCCAAAGAGTATCTTCTTCTTGTTCCAAAGTCCATCCAATAACATCCATTATTACTCAGATGTAATCCTGTATTTTCTATACGCTGTTTCCAATCATCTGATTTATTCTGATTTGTTAATAGAAAATATAATTCGGAAATTATAGACATGACCGGAACCTCAAATAAAATCGTGCGATACCACGGCCCTGTAATTATTACTTTCAAATTGCCGTTCTCCTGAGTAATGCGAACTTCGTCGGAGTTAAATCTATATCCACTTAACCATTCGGCATACGTCGAACGAATAAAGGGAATTGTATTAAGCCATCGAATTTCATCCTTTGTTAGCATCATGTGTCTCATTAGATCAATTTGATTTCTTAGTTCAGACACGAATTCTGGGGGGAACTCTATTTTCCCACGATTGATAAATTCATATTTGGCAATTGCATGGGGAAAGTCGTGAAATACCAATTGGCCTTGCGTAAATTTGTACAAATCTGAATCTAAAATAGAACTCAAAATCGGATAATCTATAATCATGCTCATATTATATCACTCACTCATAAAAAGTCAAGGTACTGTTTTTAGGTATGTGATATCTTCTACTAACTTATGATCTCGATTCCATATGATTACTCTAACATTAAACCCACAATCAATGGAACTACTTATTTTAGCCTTATTCATTGCCAAATTTTGATTCCATGTCCACGGAGATTTTGTTTCTACTATTGTATTTGATGATGGCAGAAAACAGTCTGGGTAATAAGTTTTTGGTGAACCCGATAATTCGTATTTAATTTTCGGCTTATCGGCGTGCTCGGTCTTAATATCTTGTGATGATAAGGAACTTGATAAGAGATAGTCAATTGTCCATGCCTCATAACCTTGTAAAAATATAGTTGGTTTTCCGTCGGGAAAAGTATATGGTTTTCGTATGAATCTATTCTTGTTCATACTAATTATACGTTTTTCTATTTCCTGTGGCGTTCTTCTTTTGGCTGCTAAAGATAATTTTTTCTTAGTATCTAACGAATGATGTTTTCCGAAAAAATAATGTTTAGTTCCTGTACGAGAAAGAGATAGCCGCCTGCGTGTTTCCGAACTAGCCGTAGTACCAAACCTATGATTTTTATTTCCTGTCTCCCGACAACTAAAACAATCCAGATTTTGCCTAACCCCACGAATACAAATTTTTATTGTTGTATGACCAATGATCGTTGAACAATTAGGGCATTTTCTACACCATTTAGAAGATAGAAAATCCTTCCAAATAATCTCATCGTCAATTAACTTTTGATTGGGTTCGAAATGCTTCCCTGCTTTGGAACATTTTCTACACAAACGATGTTTTTTATATGCTGAACTACAAACTTGTAAGGAAGAATGAATTATGATTTTATGGCAGAATCCGCATTTCCTACACCAACTTCCATTTTCATTTTTCCACATCTCACTATCTATAATCATACTATCTGTGCCTTTATTAGAATGACGAACAATACTCTATACCATTGAACTATTAGTTGGCACAGATAGTTGGTACGTGGTAAGTATTGTCCGTCAAAATCTTATGTTATCTGTGCCGAGAGTGAATGCTCCCAACCTCTAAAGAGATTGGGCTTCTATGGTTCTTTAACGAGTACCAATGGAGTCCATCCCGAATCCAAACTCAAATTGTATGACATT